CCTGTAACAGGTATAACATCTCCATTTTCATCGTACTCGAAAGCTTCGGATAATTCATATCTATTTGTGATGAAAGAAGTCTTTAATTCTTTAAGTTCAGACGAAATATCTATACCGTCAATAAAAACCCCGCTTGTGATATTAAACGTTGGGGCATTAATTTCATTCTCATTAATAGTAACTAGCGGATTATTTATATCATCGCCAATTATATATGTGTTTGTACCTATCCTGCGGATTGGCCTTTTAATTTCAAAAAATTCCATAACTAATAAGTGTTAACGTCGCTTAATCCTGTTACTTTATATGTTAGTGAGTATTTTGCGGTATATCCTGATATTGTGTGTGGCCTTTTTATAAAAATTCGCTTTGCTTCATCACTATTAATTCTAACAGCTGTATCTGGGAATAAATATAATAAATTATTATTTTCTTGATTATATGTTTGATCTTCGTCAAAAGTTTTATCTATAGTGTGAAATTGTAATGCATATGGTGATTCATTATATATTTGCACTTCATTAACTAAGCCTAATTCATATAATTCTGTAAAATCTTTTAATTCATAAGAATTTATAGCGCTAGCTCTAGGATTCTCCTGCCTTAAGGCGTACAAAGTATCTGAGTGAAAGGTAGCAAAACTTTCAACACATCTACCTGTGTCTATATATTCTGCATGCAGGAAGTAGTCTGGATGACCTGTTTCTGGGGAGTGACCATTTAATCTTGCATTTTGAAAATAATTTCCATTTACTTCATCCATAATACTGATATTTTGACCATAGCATTTTTCATACGGCTCTCCATATCTTATATTATCAGGTATATCTTCCATTAATATAAAATCTTCTTCTATCTTTTGGTTTACGGTTTTAGAACGCAACTTCCAAGGTTGCATATCTGCTCTGTCAACATTAACCGTATCACTTTCTTGAGATTCAAGTAATCCAGATATTCCTGATAATATCTCATGCGTTCTTACATCTTCCGTGGAAAGCCCTGATAATAAACTATTTGTTCCAGATAATAATTCATGGGTTTTTACATCTTCCGATGAAATCCCTGATAAGCCTTCGAGGGATAAACCTGAAACTCCATCTAAAGATAAGCCAGATAAGCTACTAAGATCTACTGATATTTGACCCGCAGGCTCCCACCTACCGCTCTCTTTATTCCAATTGTAAGAAAAGGTTGGTTGCGGCGATAAGTGGTCAAGCTTGGTAATATCCGTGTATAACGGATTATTCTTATAATCTCCTGGGTTAGACATGTCAGGAGATATTACACTTTTTTTTAACCTTTATCTAAGGGATGCTTGATGCCCCTTCTTTTTTTGCTATATTCTTTGAAATATTTCTGCTGAACTGGATCGTAACCAAGTTTATCTTTTCTTTTTTGACTTAATTCTTTACTTTGGTCAATGATGTCACCGTATGAACCTTTTTGACTTGCAGTTTTATTTATAAACGCTTTATTATCAAAAGGATCCGTACCTGAGTCTATACTTGCTTGAGGTATATCCCAAACTCTTTTCCATGTTACGCCTTTTTCATCAACATATACATGTTCATCATTCATACCTTGAATTATATCAATAGTTTCTTCTGTCTCTGGATGTTCGTATGTATATAAAGGCATTATTCTAAAATGTTATTTAATGTATTTTCGTATGTAAATTTATCTTTAAGTTTTTCACCTTCATTATTTACTGTTCTGCATTTTTGTTCTGCAGTTTCCATGGCAGAGATAAACTCTTCTTCGTCAAAAGTATATATATTTCCTTGATTAAATTCACTACCTTTATGAAAGAAGATGTTGTCGTATACAGGTTCTTTTCCGTCTGGATCTATGAGTATACAGTTATCTTTGGTTGCCCAGTCTTTATGGCTTGTACTATTTAAAACTATACTCCATTTTCCCAAACAAGATGCATTAAAAGCTGGTAGATTCCATCCTTCCGCTCCACTCATTCCTCCTAAATCAATATCTATTGAATTTAAAAAATCATTAACTTGCGCATTATGAGGTAAAAATGGTAAAAAATTAATATTTCCATATCTTTGACCTTGCAATGCTTCATTGATTAATGATTGCATTTGTTCTTTTTTAAAGAATGGATTAGAAATACAACAGGTAAGTTGATAATCAAAGTTATTTCCATATTTCTTAATCCAAGATTGGATTATTTTTTTAGTATGCTTACGCTTTTCAAATTTACCCATTAATCCAAAATGAGTCTTTCCTTGTAAATATGTCTTGTTTGTTTTGTGAAAGTCTGTATCGAATCCTAAAGGAGAAAATCTTGAACCTTCAAATTTATCTTTTGCATAACTACTACTAAAGACAGTTTTATTTTGCAGATTACATAAATTTATTTCATTCTCTGTAGGCTCGTCTAATTCATAAAAAGTATAAAGAGTTTGGTTTTCACTAATTCTATTTTCAGAACCATTGAGATGCCACATTTGTAATGTATGCCAATCTCTCTTAACTTTCTTGTATCTATTTTTTATTCCGTCTTCCAGCCAAGATTTAAATTCTTTAGATTGAGGCCCGAATGAACTAACATCAACATTACCGATTGGGAAAATCGCGCAATCTATATTTTTATTAAAAATTTCTCTTAATAAATTAAATGATACATTCCCGAAGGAAAGCGGATTAATTGGTCCCTTGTATATTAAGTTTTGCATTAAAATGGTATATCTGCGAATTCGTCATCTATAATATCTTCGCTATTATCTTTTTCAAAATTATCCTCTTGATTGTTTTGTTTGTCGTCTGATTTTTGTAAAAAAGTAACTCTATCTGCGATACAGTATAATTTACTTCTGTTTTCCCCTGATTGAGATTTCCAAGTGTTTAATTGCAGCCTACCTTCAATTAATGTTTGACGACCTTTCTTTAAAAATCTTTGACAGTTTTGAGCAACCTTTTCCCAAGATTCGACATCAAGGTATGTTACTGTATTATTTTGATTATTGATCGCAAGAGAAAAGCTACAAACAGTCTTTCCGCTTTTGGTTTCTCTTGTGACTGGATCTTTGGTTAAATTTCCTAAACCTATAAATTTATTCATTATTAATTTCCTCCTTTAGTTCTTTTCTTATATCTTTTAATGCTGAGTTGTGAATGTTAATGCAACCTTGTATACTTAAATTTAATTTGTTACCTATATTTTTCCATGGAGTAACTTTATTAAAAGAACATGTTATGTATCTCATTTTGAAAATCTCTTCAACTCGATTATCGGGATGAGTTTCAATGATAGATAATACTTTATTGAATAGATCTTCTTTAATACTTTCGGATATAAAATCTATGGATTGATGTTCTTCTTCTGGCATATTTTCTAGATAATCGTTATGAAATACAGGTCTACGTTTATTCTTGTTGTATAAGTTTAAGCACATCCACTTTGTTTCATTACCAAGATAAGTACTAAATTTCGCACCTTTGGTTTCGTCATACTTTAGTATTGCTTGATAGATTTTGTAATCTTTATCGCTTATCAATTCATCTTGATTTATATAAGGGTTATCTTTACTTGAAAATGCATTTACCATATCAAGGTAAATTCCACTGTGGCGGTTAATGATTTCTTGAAGATTACAATCTACATTGATACCTTCTTGTATTTCATTAATTAAGGTTTTATCTTCAATATTTTCTATCATAGTATTTGCTCTAGGATATTATTGGCTATTTTCTTAATTTCAACATTATTCAAATTACTGAAATCTCCCCATGATAGTTCATGCTTACATTCTTTTCTTGTAATCGGATCATTTTTTAATTCTTCTTCATTAGGTGCTTCGTTTCCTATTCTATTAATATAAACAGAGGATCCTCCTTGGTTATGTATCCATTGAACTTCATTTAGGTATCTTGCGTCGGTTATAAAAACATACTCCGATTCTGTATCTCGAGATATTAATTGCCCTATTTTCTTTACCCAACAATCAGGATCAAGCTTTCTCCTTACTTCAGATCCGTATGTGACAAGAAATGGTCTGATTATTTTTTTCTCAGAATCATTTTCGGTAAAAGATGAAATACCTATATTTGTTTTTAAGAAATCATCGCACTCTTGTTTTAGTGCGTCCGCGAATGCATATCTTTTACATTTTATTTTTCTTAACCCCAATTCTTCTTTACATAGTTCAAAAAAAGAATCCTTACCTGCTCGTGCTAATCCTGATATTCCTATTACTTTCATAATTAAGCGCCAAATAATTGTTTTACATTAGCTGATAATTCATGCTCTCCTGCATTTGCTAACATTCTTGATACAGAATGATAGGAAACAATTTCATCCTCACTATAATCCTCTGAATAAACATCAGGTTTTAATTCTTCGGAAATTATTACAGAAGAAAGCTTTAAACTTTTTCCTTGGCTTGACAACATTTTTGATAGAGAAATTGTGCATGCTTCCTCGGGCCCTACTGCCTCTACTACAGTAGACCAATCAGAACACTTTACTAGAAAACATTTCTTTTCAGTTAGATCTATAAATTCCATACTCACAATCCTATCATTATTTTCACCAATTGTCAAATCTTATTTATTATTTATATAAAATAAAAATATATTATTAAACCTTATCTATTAACATTGTACAATTTTTCGTACGTACCACGTTTAAAAAATTAAATGATGCTTGACATTTCTCTTGTTTATGATAATATTTATCGAATGAAGAAGTTTATTCAAATTCCCACTGCTGTTCAAGATGATGTTATTAATGGAAAATTAATTGGCAATGATCTTGTAGTTTACAATTATCTCGTATCCAAAGCTGGACACGGCAAGCCTATCTTTTTTTCAAACGAGAGGATAGGCCTAGATCTCGGAGGCATGTCGTATGGTAAGATCTCTGCGAGCTTAAACAGATTAGCTAAAGCAAGACATTTAAAGAGAAGAAAAACCTGCAATAAGACATCAACACAATTAACAACTCTAGTGGTAGATAGGAGTAATATTATGATTCGAGGAGAAAAGGAATGAAGATATCGGTTAGAATGGAGGGCGGCCTAGGGGATCATTTTGCCGCCAATAGATTTATTCCAGCAATCAAGGAACTGCATCCTAATTGTGAAATAGATTTATATTCGGATACAGAAGGAAAACAAGAACAATCCAATATCCTCAAGAAATTCTGGCCGTCTTATTTTAACGATATTCATGTTATAGATAGTAAAAAGTTTAAGCAATTTAAAATAAAAAGCACTAATTTTGGCGAAGAAAATTACATAGGATCAATAAAAAATATACCAGATGAAATATATCATAAAATGACCAAGGATTATGATAAGTTTTACGATTTACACATTGATTCTTTAGATTGGTTGAATCATGATTATGCATGGTTGAAGTATTTCAATTTCTTTTCAGCTCCAGAAAGATCGCCCGAACAAGAACAAGCAGTGCCCTTTGATAATTTTATTTTGGCGCACCTATACGCTAGAGATGACGCAGATTCCAACATGGAATCCTGGTATATCAATAAATTGCTAAAAAATATTTCCAAAGATTTTAATGTTATTGTTCTATACGACGATAATTCAAAAAAAGAGTATGAAGAATTAATCTCTCAAAGCATACCTAATCTACGTTTCACACACGCCTCATTGTCGCAAATTTTTTATTTATCAAGCAAATGTACAGCTATGTTTGGAATTGATTCAGGAATAAGATATATACCATATCATTTTGGAAAACCTGTCTTCACTTTTTCTAAATACTGCAAGGTTTATGGCAAAACTCAATATTCATATCTTATTAGATGGTTATTTAATGAAAAATTTGTATTTCCATTACATTTTGAAGTTAGTTCTGCGGGAGAAATAATAAAAAACACATTAAGAAATCCTGCATATAAATTATACCCCTTCTTGCTTAATGATATAGAAAAACTTGTTGCTCAAAGAAATATAACGGAATATATATCTCAATGAAAGTAGCTTTGTGCTTTAGTGGTAAACTAGGTAACTGGCAAGGTTGTTGCGACTCAATACTACAGAACATCATCGCCCCACTTAAGCCTGATATTTATTTTGCGACATGGAACACTGAAGATTATCAAAACTTCTTCAAGCAATATCGCCCCACCAAATTCATGGTTCATGATGAGAGTTGTATAAAAACATTTGATATTTTCAAACACGAAGTTGAACCAAACCCTGCATTGCTTCCTATGTTAATAAACATGAAAGCTGTATATAAGGTGATTGAAAATCAAAAAACTAAATATGATTTAGTTATTAGATTAAGACCTGATATTCAAGTACTAGAACAAATAAAAATACATGAAATACAAGATTGTATAAAATCAAAAAGCATAAGACTACCATTCTTCGAAAGCTCAAATATATATAACCATGAAGAAGAATTAAAAAAAGAGTTTGCATTCAGCTTTGTTTACGATCAAGCCTCCCTACCCAACCAAGTTAATGATCAAATCGCTATTGGCCATCCAAGTGAAATGAAAAAATATATGTCTTGCTTGGATAATTATGTACATGCAATCAATTTATTATGGAACGAAGGATATCCTGAATATATGATTAAAGTAAATGAATCAGTATTAACAATTGCACTTCAATTAAAAAACTGTAAATACAAACAATTAACAGGAACTAATTCATTTAATAATATAAAAACAAAATTAATTAGACAAATTTGATTTTAATTACATTATCATATAATGAAAACACCAATTGTACTTACTGCATACAATAGACCCGATTACTTCAAACAGGTATTAGATTCTGTATCAAGTCAGTGTTGGGATAGAAAAGTATATTGTGTAATAGACGGACCTAGATTTAAAGAAGATGTAGATTTAGTAAAAAAATCCTTTGAATTATCAAAACAAATCATACCTCATTGCGAAACTGTTGTGGCCAACTCCAATCAGGGAGTAGCTAAAATAATGAAGTATGCCAGAGAATTAGTTTTTAAGGATCACGAGTTTCTAATATTAATTGAAGATGACTCGGTACTACAACCGCATTATATTCAACAGCTAGATCTATTAATTGATAAATTTAGAGATGACGAAAGAATTGCAATGATAAATTGTTTTGGCGAACATCATAGATCAAAAAAAACACATAAATATTCATACATCGATTATACTGGAGAACAAAATAATAGAGTCTCATTTCAAGAACAAGAAAATAACAAAGATAAATTAATTCTCATGGACCATCTGTGGGCATATGCTATGAGAAGAAGCTCTTATGAGAAAATCTTAGATATCATGGAGGGTTTCTGGGCTTTATTACCTCAGGAATATAGAGCTCGCCCTCATTTAAAAATACTTGAATATATGTCTCAATTTGGAGTAGATCCAAATAAAATTGTATCAAGTCAAGACTCCTGCACTTCATCAGCTTTAGTCTCAAGAGGTATGATTAAAGTCTCAACATTTACAAACAATTTTGAATATATAGGAGAAATAGGAGAACATAGCAGACCTAATAATTTTAGGGAAGCTGGTTGGTGCGACCAAGATGTTTACGGTTCATATCAAGACGATTTCGCTTGGAATGAAGATGTCTTTAATGAAATTAAAACTCATGCCGAAAATAAGTATTTAAAATGAACGTACCAAATCAACCATGGATGTCTCAAGAGGAGATCAATCTCGTATTAAGTTTTTTAAAAAAAGATGATATAATGCTCGAATATGGTTGTGGAGGTAGTACCATGTTTTTTCCTAAATATGTAAAAGAATATTACAGTATTGAATCAGATAAATCTTGGGCAAATTCAGTTGAAAAAATTATGCCAAAAAACGTAAAAATGCATTGTATTCCAACCATAAGGCCCGAAGACCCAAATCAAAAACATGCAGTAAAATGGAACCAACTCTATACAACTAAAATGTATGAAGCTTACAAAGAGTACATAGAAACAGGTTCAAAAATTAATAAAAAATTTACAAAAATATTAATAGACGGAAGAGCTAGACCTCAATGCGCAAGATATATGTATGACTTCATAGATAAAGACTGCATTATATTTATGCATGACTGGCACCCAGGGCGCACACACTACAGATCCATTCTTGAAAAATATAGAGTAATAAAAGAAACTCGCAGAGGGCAAATGATAGCAGCCTTAACTAAAATTTAAAACCAAACAACAATACATGAATCAAAAAAAATATACAGCCCTAGGGCCAGGACCAACCATAGCAAAAGCCTTACGAAGGAAAAGTTTAGATCTATGCATGGAAATAGGGGTATTCGAAGGGGCTACCTCAAACCTAATAGCTAGACACCTATCAAAGGAAGGGAAATTGATTTGCATAGACCCACTAGAGGATAAATATATAACCACAGACATAAGCGAAAAAACAAAAGAATTAAACGAAACTAAATGGAAATATTTCAGCGGCCAATATGAAAGATTTATACATAACACTAAAGACCTCATATCTTCAGGTAAAATAGAATTAATAAGGGAAACTAGCGATAACGCATTTAAAAAATTGGGTAATATAAAAAACCTAGTCGATTTCTGCTATATCGATGGAGACCATAGAACTAAAGCCGTACTCAAGGATGGAATTAATTGTCTCGCAGCCTGCAAGGTTGGCGGCATGATACTCTTCGATGATTACAAATGGGGAAAAGGAGACTTCGATTGCGGAAAAGGTATCGATATCTTTCTTAATGAGAATGAAGATAATTTGAAAATTTTAGAAAAAAACCAACAAGTCTTGGTTCAAAAAATAAAATAATATACATATGAAAATTGTAGCAGGAATACAATGTTACAACGAAGAAGACTTTATAAGGGAAACTTTATTAAGTTTATACGATTTCTGCAGTAAAATAGTTATTACAGAAGGATGCTGGTCTAGCGGAATAAAAAGCGGTAAGCCAGCAAGAAGCTTTGATAAAACAATGGATTACATAAAATCAATCCCCGATCCACTAAATAAAATTAAAGTATTCCACTATAACGGCGAATCTCAAGCTGACCACAGAAACTTTACTCTAGAAAAATGCAAACAGTATAAGCCAGACTGGTATTTGAATGGTGATGGAGATGAAATTTTTCATGAAAACGAGTTGGACAACCTAATTGATATTTTTAATTCAAAAATAAGATCGGTCAACCCGACCCACAAGTTATTCTGGAACGGTTTAGAATTTTACGAAAAATGGAAACCTATGGGTAGATTCTTTAACTTTACCAAGCTAGATTTAAATAAAGTAAAAGCATCAAAAATTCACTGCAACCACATAGAGTACACTAGCAACATATTCCGTAACCCAGTCACCCCAAAAGATATCTACATTTACCACCCATCGTACAGCAAATGTATTGATAGGCAAAAATTTAAAATAGACCACAGAACAATAGATAATAAAAAAAAATTCCCCCACTACATAAAAGATAACTTAATCATAAGAGGCAATCAGGACTTAAAAACATGGCTGAGTTCACTAAAGAGACAAGAACTAGCAAAACTACCAAAGTATCTACAGAACCATTATTTATGCAAAAAAAACACACAGTTCCATAATTTAATTAACGCAACAATAACACACAATTGATGATTCCGAAAAAATTATTCACATCTTATAAGCCTGATTTAGAAAAATGTAAAGAATGTCAATCCATCGTAGAAAAATGGAGAACCCTAAATGAAGGGTTTGAGGTTCATTACTTTTCAGATGAAGACGTAAGGATTTTTTTTGAAAATTTTAAAGTCGCGAAAGAAACCTATGAGACTCTTAATAATGGCACTGCCATAGCTGATTTTTTTAGAATATCACACATTTATAAAAACGGAGGAATATGGTTTGATTTCGATATGGAACCATTTCAGCTATCTAGCAAATTCGATCTAAAAGAATTAGATTGTAACGAAAATCTTTTCTTTGACCTTGGACATAAAAATATAAGTTATATGCTTATTTCCGGCAAAGAAAATAGCAATCTTTTCCTTAACGCAATTAATTTTATCTCAAAAAGAGTCTTGTCTTCCGCTCACTTAATTAAAGGGAAAAATATATACCCAGGCCTACAAGTAGTAGGTCCACATGCATTTCAAAATTACATATCAAAGGAATTTGAAGTTACAGCAATAGATGGGCTTTTTCCCGCTGATAATAAAACGCATCAATCAAGAAACTCCCTAGCATTTAAGTATCTAACTTGCTATAACCTAAATAAAAAAACCGAAAAATACTTAACCATATCAAACACTCATAAAACAAAACACTGGAGAGAATATCATATATGATTAAATTAATTATATTTGATCTAGATGGAGTGTTAGTTGACTCTCGCGAATTACATTACATCGCACTCAATAAAGCTCTATCTGAAATAGGTGATCAATATACAATTAGTAAAGAAGAACACCTTTGTAAATACGATGCATTAACAACAACTCAAAAATTAAAAAAGTTAAGCGCCGAAAAAAATCTTCCAGAAAAATATCACAACAGAATCTGGAAACTTAAGCAGCAAAAAACATTACAAGAAATAGATAACTATCAGCGCGACTACAGAATAATAGATATTTTTAAAAAATTAAAATCGCAAAACTACAAAATTGCATGTGCAACAAACTCTATAAGAGAGACTTCAAAATTAATGCTAATAAGAAAAGGTTTTTTTGATTATATAGATTTTTTATATTCAAATGAAGACGTCAATCACCCTAAGCCCAACTCCGAGATTTATATGAGGTGCATGTTAAGATGTGGAGCCAATCCAGATGAGACAGTTATCATAGAAGATTCTCATATAGGTAGAAAAGCGGCTAGTAGAAGCGGTGCGCATTTATGCGCTGTAAAAGATTCAAATGACTTGACATTTACTAAGGTAAATAATATTATACTTAACGCAGAGAAGCAATCTAAAATTTCACCAAAATGGCAAGGAGATAAAATGAATGTATTAATACCTATGGCAGGAGCAGGTTCTAGGTTTGAGCAAGCTGGATATACTTTTCCAAAACCTCTTATTGATGTAAACGGAAAGCCTATGATTCAGCGAGTCGTAGAAAACCTTAATGTAGATGCAAAGCATATATTTATTGTTCAAAAATCTCATTACGAAAAGTATTCATTAAAGCACACCTTAAATCTTATATCACCAAATTGTGAAATCGTGCAAGTAGAAGGCATGACTGAAGGGGCTGCCTGCACAACTCTTTTAGCTAAAGAATTAATCAATAACAACGAACCTTTAGTTCTTGCAAATTCTGATCAATATGTCGATTGGGATAGTAATCAATTTATGTACGCATCAATGGCGGATGATATAGACGCATCAATTCTAACGTTTCATTCCACTCATCCAAAATGGAGTTATGCTAAATTAAATGAAAACGGATTTGTGGTAGAGGTTGCAGAAAAAAAACCTATCAGTGAACACGCTACAGTTGGAATTTACTTTTGGAAGAAAGGTTCTGATTACGTTAGATGCGCGGAATCAATGATACAAAAAAACATTCGAGTAAACAATGAATTTTATGTTTGTCCAGTTTACAACGAAGCATTATTAGAAGGCGCCAGAGTAAAAACTTTTCATATCGATAAAATGTGGGGATTGGGCACACCTGAAGATTTAGATACCTTTTTAAAACATGATATTAGTATCTCATAGAGGAAATTTGACTGGACCTAATCCAGAAAAAGAAAATCACCCAGATTACATTAAAGAAGCTTTATCTAAAGGCTTTGATGTTGAAGTAGATATTTGGGGAGATAAAGAATTATGGTTTGGTCACGATAAACCTCAATACAAATGCTCTCTCAGCCTTCTTATAAATAATTATCAAAAACTATGGATTCACTGCAAAAACTTAGTTGCTATAGATATATTATCAGAGTTCAAAGTTTTAAATTACTTCTGGCATCAAAACGACGACTATACATTAACATCAAAAAATTTCATTTGGACTTATCCAGGAAAATATGTTTGTAATAAAAGCGTTCTTGTTGTAGATGACGCAAGAGAATATGCTGGACCTATTTGCTTTGGTTTGTGTTCAGACTATATTCTGTGAATGATACTGATAAGCTTTTCTCAAACTATTTTGGCCACAATGAACACTTAAGTTCTAGTCAAAGATTTTACTATAAATTCCTCAAGAATCATCTCTCTACAATGGAGAGATATTCTAACACTGTATCAATAATCATACAAGGTCCATTAAACAATAGATCTATAAACACAATAGATAATTATCTTAAATACGGCGAAGTTATAGTTAGCTGCTGGAATAACAACGATATATCAAAACTAGATAAATATAAAGACAAAATAAAAATCGTAGTTAATAATTATTATGATGTTAAAGATTTGCAAATTAAAACAAATTTAAAAAACCCAAATATTTTTCAAAACCATACAACATTAAATGGACTAAAAGAAGCTAGCGGATTTTTTTCAATAAAATTAAGATCTGACGAATCCTACCCTAACCTTAACAACTTGATATCTCGACTGAAATCAATCAGAGATTCTAAAGATGATCGCGGCGTTTATAATGATCATAAAATAATTACTTCTAATATTTATTTCAGATTCGACAAACAGGCAAAATTTCATCCCTCGGACCATATCATTGCAGGCCAAACAAAACGCATGATCGATATATTCAAGAAATCTACTTTTTTATCTCACCAAAAAAACATAAAATTATCCCCCGAACAAATTATATGTAAAGCCGCGATCGAAACATATTATGATCCAATAAATAAAAAACATGACTACTTAGATAATGCAAGATCAATAGAGTTAATGAAAAAGCATTTTGATATCATAAGAATAAATAGTTTACCCAATTGTATATGGACATCTAGCTATAGAAAATATGATCCATTAAGAGCAGAAGAAGTATGGTGTCATGATATAAATCAACTAGATAAATAAAAGTTGATAAAACTAATATTGTTTATATAATCATGCATGAGTATTTCATTATATAAACCAAATAGTAAAAACACAGGTTGCGCATTTAATTTTAAAATGGGAGTCAACAAAAAAAAGGAACCAGTAATTTATGTTAGCGCTATTCAACAATATAGTTGGGACGAAAAACGAAAAACTGGTAACTTTTCTGGAAATCGAGATGACGCAGAAAAAAAGATAAACGTTAAATTTTCAGAGTTTGAAATCGGGGGATTTATTAGCGCTTTTTCTAATCGTCATGAATACTCTACATTTCATAGCTACGAAGACAACAAGACTAGCATAAAATGTGTTCCATGGGACAAACAAGTTAAAAGCGGATCTGAATCTATTGTGGTTCCTGCATTTGGAATTACTTTAACCAGAAATGGAAACCAAACATTTCGCGTACCACTTGAACCAGGAGAAGTAGAGGGATTAAAATCTTTTTTTGACTTTTACCTCAAAGAACTTTACAGACATCGCAGGAAAGTTGAAATTGCTCAATATCAAAAATCTTTAGAAAAAGATGAGTCCCCAGCAGAAGCTCAAGAGACTTCTGAGGCTCCCTTTTAATGAAGAAGAAAAAAATATTAATACATAGCAATCATTGCAAAGCGTTTACTGGTTTCGGTAAACACACTAAAAATATACTTATTCACTTATACAAAACGGGTAAGTATGATATTGTTGAGTTTTCAAATGGGGTAAGGTGGGGAGATGAATCATTAAAAACTTTACCATGGAAATGTGAAGGATCTCTACCTAACGATCCCGCAATACTTAGTCAACTTAATAAAGATCCTAATTTAGGTAGAGCTGCCACATACGGCTCCCACACAATCGACAAATTCATAGAACAAGAGAAACCCGACGTTTATATCGGTATAGAGGATATATGGGCTTTCTCAGGCTTTACGGATAGGCAGTGGTGGAATAAGATAAACTGCATGATTTGGACTACTCTCGATAGCCTTCCTATCTTACCTGATGCAGTAAAAAATGCGCCTAAAATAGAAAACTATTATGTTTGGGCTTCTTTCGCTGAAAAAGCCATGAAAGAATTAGGTCACGATCATGTAAAAACATTACATGGAGCATTAGACACTCAAAACTTCTTTCGATTAAAAGATGAACAAAGATTACAATTAAGAAAAAATAATAATATATCAGAGAATGATTTTATTATTGGATTTGTATTCAGAAACCAATTAAGAAAAAGTGTTTCTAATTTATTAGAAGGATTTAAAATATTTTGCCAACAAAATCCAGAATCAAATGCAAAACTACTTTTACATACTCACTGGAAAGAAGGTTGGGATATACCTAGATTATTAAAAGAAAAAAATATTGATCCTAAAAGAGTATTAACAACATATGTTTGTAAACAATGCAGACAGTATGAAGTAAAACCTTATACAGAAGAAGGTGTTGATTGTAAATATTGTGGTTCAAAGAAATCTCAGGTAACTACTAGCACTAAGGCTGGAGTTACTGAACCTCAATTAAATGAAATTTATAATTTAATGGATGTTTATTGTCACCCATTTACTAGTGGTGGCCAAGAAATACCTATTCAAGAAGCTAAATTAACAGAGTTAGTAACATTGGCAACAAACTATAGTTGTGGAGAAGATTGCTGCACACCAGAAAGTGCAGGGCTTCCATTATCGTGGACTGAATACCGTGAACCTGGTACTCAATTTATTAAAGCTAGTACAGATCCCAATAGTATCGCCAGTCAATTAAGGAAAGTTTTCAATATGAATAAAAAGAAACTCTCAGAGCTTGGAAAGAAAGCTCGAGATTTCGTTATTGAAAACTATAGTATTGAATCTATTTGTGAAAAACTTGAGAAAATTATTGATAACATGCCCGAAAAATCTTGGGATTTTAATTTCAAGAAGGAAGAAAAAGATGCAAGTTATAATCCTCCAGAAATAGAAAGTGACTCGGATTGGATTAAAGATATATATAAAAATATATTAAAACTAGATATTACAGAAAGTGATGAAGGTTACAAACATTGGATGTCTAGATTAAATTCAGAGCTCAAACGAGAAGACATATTAAAACATTTTCATAAAGTTGCTGAAATTGAAAACCAAAAAAATGCAAAAATAGAATTCGAAGAATTACTAGACAAGGATGATGAAGGAAATAGATTATTAATTTCCATGCCAGAGAGTATTGGCGACGTATATATGTGCACATCTTTACTTAAAAATATAAAAACAACATATCCAGAATATAATATTTATTTCGCAACAAAACCAGAATACTTTGAAATATTAGATGGAAATAAATATATACATAAATGCATTCCGTATAATAAAGCTCTTGATCGCCTAACAGCAATGGAAGGTCAAGGTAATCATAAAGGATTTTTTGAAATAGCATTCTTACCATTTATTGGGACTCAACGAATGCTCAATTATATTCATAACGGCAAAGATAAAATACAATTTGATTTATGCACTTAGTAGAACAATATGCGTTAAGTTGTGGGGTTAAAATTGATCAGCCTCATATAGAGCAATCTTATTATCCAATTATACATGATAAGTTTATAACTCTTCATGCTAGTAGCGGTATGGGTTCCAAAAATTATGATTACTATAAAGATGTAATTGAAATGATCATGCCTTATCTACAAGAGCAAGACATACAAATTATTCAAATCGGAGATAAAAAAGATCAAAAAATTAATGGATGCATAGATTATTGCGGAGCAACAAATTTAAAACAAAGCGCGTATTTAATTAATAAAGCTCTTCTTCATTTCGGAAATGATTCGTTTAGTGCTCATGTAGCTTCGGGTTTTGATACTAAATTAGTTTGCTTGTATAGTATCTTATATAAAGAATGCTGCGGACCATATTGGGGAAATAAAGAAAATCAGACTTTAATAGAGTCAGACAGAATGGGCCTCAAGCCATCCTTCTCCAATAAAGAAGCTATTAAAATGGTTAACCGAATCAAACCTGAACAGGTAGCCTCAGCAGTATTAGATCTTCTTGATATATCTCATACGATAAACAAGATAGAAACAATTCATATTGGTAAAGAATATCATCTTCCAACAATTTCTGTAATACCGAATCATGTTATGCCTAAAAGTTTTGCGGCTGGTCAAGCAGTCAATATTCTTGGAGATGAATGTTTCGAACCTCAAAATATTGCCCACTGGGCAAACAATAGAATCGCGAATATCTTTATAGATCAGCCAATTAAAATAAACTATCTTAAACTTATACAAAAATTCATACATCAGATAAACTACTATGTATCAATGGATACCGATATATCTTATATAAATAGCGTTAAAAATATAGGAATAAAAATCAATCTATTATGCAAAGATGAAAATATATTAAATGATTTAAAAATTAAATTTTTTGATGATGGAGTAAAACTTGTAAAGAAAAAAACAAAAAAAGATCTTGACAACATAGATTTAATATGCGATAATAGTCGTTATAAAAATTCAAAGAAAATTATTTCTAACGGGAAAATCTATTCCAGTAAAGCCGCATATTCCCAAGGCTTAGAAGGAGATCATGACAAAATCATTGATTGTGATGAATTCTGGGAAGAACTGGATACAATAAAAATTTATAATGACACCAACACAAACAGCGACAGATAACTCAGTAACATTCGAATCAGAAATTAAAACAAAACCACGCAAAACAAAACTGCCTAAAAATTACGCAGAAGGACCTGGTAAATTCAAGAGAAACGAATTTGGGTTATTAGATTATGTTGATTATTCTTTTGCGGAAGATGGATCAGTAAATTGGAGATCAATGATTAAAGATGAGCATTTATTTCCGAATCGTTCATGGTTTGATTTAAGAAAGAAAGATATGCCGCGAACAATTGACGGACTAGGTGATCATCAACTTTTGATCAAACTTAGCGGTATCAAAGAACTTGCAAAGCTTAGGGGTTTTTCTGATGTATCATATGAGACTGTAAAGTGTGAAGCAGATCATGTAGCAGTTATATGTAAAGTAACATTTTTACCCAACTATGAAACCGGAGGTAAGTTAGTCACTTTTCAAGATATGGCTAATGCTACATTAGATAATACAAGTAGTTTCGCGACAAAGTTTTTAGAAACTATTGCTTGTAATCGAGCATTTGTACGATGCGTAAGAAATTTTCTTAATGTTCATATCGTAGGAGACGATGAAATAGATAAATCCAATAACAAGCCAAACAACTCATCTAGTTCAGCGCCGTCATTAAATCCACATTCTATGGTAGAAAATTTAGCAAAAGATAAATTAAACTGCTCTAGTTTTGAAGAATTTAAAGTTGTATTGCGAGACTGGTGGAGTACAGGTAAGTATAAGAATAATGAAGTTAAAGACTGGAATGATTACTCAGATATTCCCGCAACTCACGCCAGAATACTTATGAAACTAATGAACGATTAACGTTCTTTTAATTCTTTTATTTCTGCGCGCATTTCTTCAATAATTTTTTGTTGGTCTTGTATTGCTCCAACCAGCAAAGGAATAACCTTTTCGTACTTCATTGCTAAATAACCATCAGGTCTTTCGCTTACAATCTCTGGAGCAATACCACTAACCTCTTGAGCTATTAAACCTATATCGTGACCATAATATCTACTTTGATTATCGGACCAATCGAACTCAATAGGATTTAAAGATTGAATTTTATTCAAAGAGCCTGACAAATAAGTTATGTTATCCTTTAATCTTTCATCTGAAGAGGCAAATGCGATGACATCATCGGTAGCTTCTATTTTCCCATCAACAAATATGTCACCGACTATAGACATGCCATTTGAAGTTTGTATCTGTCCATTAAGAGTTAAATCTCCATACAAATCTAAGCCCATTCTGGCCTCTATAGGGCCATAAACATGAAGTCCATTATTACACCCTAAATATATCGCATCACTTAGTAAAGGTTTCGAAGGATCATTTGTTCTAAATCCATCACCAATAATATGAGTATTATAATTACCTACAATTTTATTATAAGCTCCATTTATTATTGTACATCTCCTAGAATTAATAATTTCATTATTTACTCCCTGTATAATTGCATTGCTAGGTTCATAACCTGAAAGAGTATTAAATTCATTGCCTGGAGGAGTAAATTCAAAACTACCTGGATCATAAAATGATAAAGGTGAATCTTTAATCGTCGAGGGTATATTAACTGGATCAGACATAATTATATTTTCATTAAATTTATTACAAGGTTAAAATTCCTACATCTTGATAGATTGAAGTATTTTTATTATAAAAAAGAACCTTATTATCCGCGGTTCTACAAAACCCGAATTGATCTCTTGTAAGATTATAAAACCACTGACCAACAACATCCTCATTATTGTTTTTGGCTTGCATAGTAGTAGAATTTGTCCAATTCCAACCGTTTATATTAGTAGAGCTTGTGCCCCTAGTCCAGTAAGTAGTTGTTGACGATGCAGAGGGTTTTTGTCCCGAATGAACTACTCTACATGTATATTTATAGGGATGCCAATCAACTTCGGAAACATAAACAATATCACCAACATTGTATTTTTTATCCTGACTCCACTCTTCCCCTTGAAAGGGAGGATGAAACCACATAGAGCCTTCCTGGGCGCTTGAACTATTAAAAATTATAAATACCCAACCTGATACTGAAGTTTTGAGAAAATTTTGAGCAAAAGCCCAACCTACTTCATTAAAAGCAGGAAAGTCCCCGCGTGTCATCTGAGAAGTGATATTGCTAGAGGTTGAAGCGTTTGGAGATAAATAAGCTGCAGTAGAGAACCAAGTGTTTTCGATCCATATTCCACCTGAAGATCCTTCTAAGCCTATATAAGCCGCTCCCTTTACAGTTCTATTCCAAAATTCAGAATTATCATTTTTAAAGGGTTTTTGCCCCGAATGAACTACTCTACATGTATATAAATGAGCTGCCCAATAACCATTATCATCTTCACCCCAATCAGTTTCAGAAACATAAACAATATCATTTTCATTATATGTTTTATATTGACTCCATTCTTCTCCTTTTCCAAAAAAATAACCACTTAAAAAATAGCCGCTATCACTTACAACACTTTTTATTTCTTCTCCATATATTCTTTTTATAGTTATAGGGTTTTCATCGCTATCATGAATAATTTTATTAAAAGTTCCACCTAGTATAACTTGATTACTTCCTCCTTCAATTTTATTAACCTGGCCAGCTCCAATGAAATTAGCTCCTTCATTTTCTTTATCATTATCAGGCATTGAATTTTTATAGCCTGCGGCAATTGCAGAAAAATTATCATCACATTCATTTTTATAACCTGCACCTATAAAAGAAAATCGTCCTTCTATTTTGTTTTCTCCTCCACCTATAATTGCAGACGCTAATCCCTTATATGTAATTGGGCTCCTAGTCCAGTAAGTAGTTGTTGACGATGCAGAGGGTTTTTGCCCCGAATGAACTACTCTACATGTATATTCATAGGGCTGCCAATCAGCTTCGGAAACATAAACAACATCATCAACATTGTATTCTTTATCCTGATTCCATTCATTATGTATAGTATTAGCAAATCCTCCTGCAATAAATGTGGCTTTTAAATTATTATTGACTGCTAGAAATGCTGACCAATCAATAGAGACGCTTCCAACAGCCGAACTATCGGTTAGTAGTGTTCCATTAAAATCAACTGCGTTTAATTGTAATTGCTTGGTGGAACTGTCAAATCTTAAATATGAATTTAATCCATTCGCTATTTTCGCTCCTATATCAAAATAAACACTTTCTTCCTTTGTTCTAGCTAATAAAAATCCTGCAGTAGAATAGTCCTCGTTCCCCTGAGTTATAACGGCAGGAGGTCCATCTTCTGTATTGTATAATCCACCCTTAAATTTTGCAGATACAATAATTCCATCTTTTGCAGCGGTTAATTGATTTCCTCCTTCGCCAAGAGTTAATTTTTGTTGCACAAAAGCTTCTTTTGTTAATAATAATTCAGTGGCTACGCTAGAAAATTCAGCACCAAACTCTTTCCAATAATCTGAAGTAGACGAAGGAATTTGTGCACTTGCAATACTAGTATCAGGCCCACTATCTTGAATAGCTATATAATATTTTAAAGTACCTTCATGATAAACAATATCACCTCTCCCAGGTTGATTATTTGCAGCAACCGGATCTACAGCATAATAATTTTCGCCTTCTGAGTATTTACCTCTAAATGTTGGAGATCTACCTTCTTCTCCTTTATCTCCTTTTTTACTAAAAACGACTCCAGGAGTTAACCAATTTATAGTTGCATCTTCTTGATTTTTGTAACCATAAGCGACTCCAACTAGAACGCTAATTTCATCCGACGAATCCAAACCTACAGGGCTCGATGTCCAGCCGCTATTGATATCATCACCGTGTATACTTAATGGGCTAGTATTTGACCCGTGATTAGAAAAATCGTATGTCGTGTCAGTACTAGGTGTTTCTGTAACGTCAAGAGTGCCTTGTTTATAAATATAAACTTCAGCTATAGCATCAGCGTCTACTCTAAATACCTCTCCTTCTGTTTCATTTCCGTCTTTATCTGTGGTGATTTTAATAGCCCATAAAAAACCGCCTTCGCCAGGAGGATCATTTTTCCAATTATCATCATATGATGGAGCCGTATTAGTAGGTGTTGTTGTAAATTTGAGATTAACTGAAGAACCATTATCTCCGGGCGCTCCATCGCTAATTAAAGATATTGTTGTAGATGTTTCTATACTCGCACCAACTCCTGATGCATATAATATAACTGCAGACTCTGAATATGTATCGTATATATTATCAAAACCCGGATTTATTGAACTTGGAGAACTTATCTGACATTCAAACTCAGCATGTGCGATTTTTATATCTTGATCAGAAAAATCCTGAAAGCCATCCGTCGGATCATATGTAAAACCTGATATAGAATTATCGACTCTATTCTCAAATTCATCATATGTAAAAACGCTTTGACCATTTGCTGTAGTCATTCTAAATCTAACATCTTCAGCAGATATATCACTATTTTGATATCGCGCATAAATATCAATAGCTTCCTGGCTGTCAGGATTTAAATCACCATTTACATCTTCACTATAATAAAAATAAGAAGGTTCTGCACTTAAATTAATAAAAGTATATTCGCTTCCGTCTACTTGCCTTAGCTTACCTTCCAGTACTAACTCGTCATTATCAAAATATAATCGACCATCATCTGCGGCGAACACGAAACTACCATCACCAGAAACAACAAAACCTTTACCGGTATCAGATAAACCCTGAAAACCATTACTTCTTATATTCCCTTCATTTCCAATTTGAATATCTTCAGCTCCAATTGTTCCTGCAGTAATTTTATCAGCAGTCAAATCATTAATTTTTGCACTAATAATTGCCGCATCAGCAATGTTTGCCGTTCCGATTAATGCGTTCGCAAAAACATGAAAAACTGGAGTTGCAATTCCGCCTCTTGATCTAGCGATTATAAAATCTCCATCATCAAAACCAGCAACGCCATCTGTTCCATCGGATCCCGCTGGATGAATTTCGCTAAATGAATATTGACTATCTCCAGAATTCCACCAAATATATCCGCTACCAGCATTACTTCCAGAAATTTCATAATAGTTTCCATTATGAAACAAAGTATGAGTATCCCAAGATACTTGACTCTCAATAGGAGTATTGTTTTTGAAAGGGTTATTGGGTTCTAAGGCTATAGTATTAGGAAAGCTATCTGTTAATGATAACTCAAAACCATCGATATCAGTAACATCCATTTGTCCTAGTTGTAACCTTAAACCTTCAACATTATCTCCTTCAAGATCCGCTTTACCAGTAAATGGACTTTTATTTCCTGCTTTATCTACAGCTCTAACCCAAAAGTAAGCTTCTTCATTACTTATGCCTTCTCTAGAAACCTGAGTTGAGTTTCCATTGGCTGCGACATTAAATATATTCACCGCATTTGTTATACCCTCAGCAGGATCAAGTTGTTCCAATGGAATATTGCCGAGACTCTGCAAATCTCCGAATATTCTTCTGAATCCATCTTTATTTGTTTCTTGAGTTAACGCAACATTAAGAGAATCAAAATATAAGTGATCGCTTTTCCCAGACCAAACCTCATAATGACTTAAATCATTGGGAATATTTTTTAATAAATTAGTATTTTCTGAACCAGGAATCTGCCAAGATAAAAAGAAATTCTCAAATGCAGTTCTTCCTTCAAAATTAACAACTGGGCCAGGAATATCGTCTGAGGTAGTTCTAATGACTGGTCCGGCAGGAGCAGAAGGGTCTTGGGTATTAAAATTTTTAGGATAAACTAATACTTTATTATTAATTGAGTATAAGTCTCCAGACCCAAAGTCATCAAAAGGTAATATCTTGTAATAATAACCTGTAATTTGTTCATCTCCATTCTCAACTGGTATAGGAGGAGTATCAACAATCTCCGTAATATTATCTCCAAATGTAGCATCTCCAGCTCCCAATAATACTTTAACAAGAGATCCGCCTTCTTCTACATTAGATAATGCTAATCCATCAGATCCAGTGATATCGAATTGACGTTCACTTGACCTATACAAATGAACTTTTGTTGTTTTTTCGCGCAAACCAAATGCATAGTTAAAATCAAATTTAACTTTACCAGCTTCACTCAAACTATCAACCTTAAAACCTGCATCCAATATACTAGGCTCAGGATTCCTGCCTACAATTTTTTGTACATCTAAAACTTCACCATCACTAGATATAATACCAACCTCAAGACCAACACTTCTTTTTCCGCTCTCATTAATACCTACATGACCAAAAACAAAATCATTATATTCATCATTTAATTCCCAAAATGGCATCCATTGAGAATTAATATAATCAGAATTTATTTCTTGCGGTGAAGTTGTAGAAGCTATAATAGGAGCTCCTGTAGGATTAAAGTCTAGACACTGATATACAGCTTCGTTATGATAGATTTTATCGCCAGGCTGATTTTCGCTGAAAAAATCTACGCCACCAATATTGTTTGCCCAATAATTAGAAGCAAAAGCAGAAGTAGAAGGAGTTACCGCTCCTGCATCAGTATCAGGCCCACTAGCACCAACCCCACTCCATATATCATTATTATACACAACAAGACTTCCTGTATTAAATTCGTCTTGATTATTCCAATTTCGTAAATCTGGATATTGATAACCAGAAGCATACAAGTCAAAAAATGATAAATTTTCTGGAGTTTTAATCGGCCAATTTTCTACCGCAGGAATAGAATTAATAGAAGACCCAGGAGATTCATAGTAAGCGCACTCTATATCAAAAAATGGAGACAATAATTTCCATCTTCTTCTGTTAGTGCCAGGAGCAACAACATCTGCAGAACTTTGATATACTAAATTTTGATATATACCATTTGAGTATAATACAATATCACCAATAGCATAATTATTATTACTATCATATTGCCTTATCCTACTATCAGTTGGAGCTATAACAATATCGCCCAATGAATATATTGTATTATAATTAAATAAACCTCTAACAGAAGTAGAAGTCGGGCCAAAAGTTTGATTGGTTACATAAAGTTCATCATTATATTCAAAAACATCAGCCCAAGGAGCGCTTGAATTATTATAATAAGTTTCGCTCGGATTCCAAGACTCGTAAGATGGTTTAACATAAGCTGAATCACCTTGTCCTCCCCCAACATTTGTTCCATTCCATTTGGTTAATGCATGACGTTTCCAACCATCATTAGTGTTAACGTATAAATAATTTAAATCATAATCAATTTCACCAACTACAGCTTCTTTACTTAAATCAGCATCAGCTAAAGGTATTTTAAGCCAAGAAGTTGTTTGTTTGCATATATAAAAATAATCATCATCAAAATCAGTATCACCCAAATACGAAGATGTTCGCGTTACTGTTGCTGCTCCAATTCTACGCCAAGTATTCGCGGCAACACATAAATAATAATAATTATCATCTACCGCAAAAGATCCAGGATAACCATGATATTGATCATCAGGTGGAACATCATTATCACCAATAACAGGTATACCATCAACAACATTATACAAAAATCCATCACCACCTATAACAAAATCACCATAAGAATATACCCCCGTGTCTTTAAAATATTCCCAACCCTCTGGATATCCCCTGCTTTTAAATATTTCATTATTTAGGTTTCTTGTAAATTCAAAATGATCAAATACTTTTGTCGTGGGCAAACCATAAGCAACGAATTCGTTACCTTGCTCATCAATTGTTTTTGTTCGCGATTTATCTCCCTCGGTAATACCAGTTAAAAATAAATCTGTATCATTATTATATAAATGACCACTAATACCCAAAACAGAAGGAATATCATTAGATGTAAATGCAACTCTATACTGTTCTAAATCAACAACATTACCATCTTGATCTAAAATATCCCAATCAAAAACTAAATCATCTTTTCTTTCTCTATATCTTAGATTAGAAATATTGATTTCGGGACTTAATGCATATAATTCCCTAAACTCTCCTGTATCAGTAGAGTCAACAGCTCCACCTTCAGTTAGATTAAACACTTCTCCAGGACCAAAATCATCTACAGCCTGAAATGTATAATAATAAGAATACCCCCAAACCTGAGGAATTTCTATTGATTGCTCGAAAGATGTATATTCATTATATTGAAACTGGTAATATTCGCCAATTTCAGTCCAGTAAGTTGTATTTGTTGGTAATTTCTGACTTGAAGTTGTAGTATGATCTTGTATACATTTATACAAAAGGCCTTGATACTCAACTTTTTCTCCAGAAGCATATTCTATATTTGGAACATTACTCCAGTTTATTGCGTCTTCGCACTCTTGCAGATATTCTCTGCTACTTTGTAGATCTTCTGGATATTCTAAAGTTTGAGAGCTAGGAATAGCAAGAGTATTTATATTAATAGCAACAAAATCCGCAGTATTTATATCCCACGAAAATGCAGCATTTATTCCATTAAGTGAATAAGCTACAGATTCTGGTTCTGGCGCAAAATTAATTCCAGATAATATACCTGTTGAAGTATTACCATTTATATCATGAGCAACAATTTCAAAAGAAACTTCTCTTCCAAAATTAAGATTATCATCATTAAATATTTGAGGAGTTAAATTAAAATTAAAATTTCTATAATTATTTAATTCGCCAGTTACATTACTGGTTCGAAGATAACCTTGTAAGGATGTCGAGTTTGATAAATTAGTATCACTTACAACAACTCCGTTTTCACCTGTTTTAATAGAGATTGAAAAATGATCAAAGAAAGTATCATTTAATAATTCAGAAGTAACAACCTTACCTTCTAAAGCGTGACCAGGAGGTGGAGACAAAGACCATGCCAAGTTAATATTTTTTCCGGGATACTGCGAGAATACAACTAAATCATCACCAACACCAGTAGGAGCTTCAATTATTTCTGACGTTAGAGCGGGATCCTCTCTTGCATTAGTAACCTCTAAAGTCGCAAACGTAAATGTTCCATTAAACTCTGGAGGATTAACAATTAAAGTTCCTTCGATAAAATCTGATCGAATACCAATATCACTAACAGCAAATATGCGAACATCAAATTCTCCATAATTGCCTTCTAAAGAAATAACTCTTTGAGCGGTTTCTCCTTCAAACCCAACAAGATCACTACCTTTTCCGAGTTTATACTGAAAAGAATAATTGTCAGATGAACCCAATACCTCATAATTAGCATCAAGATCATTGACGTCAAATTGAATACCTATTGCTGTCGACTTCATTATTTTGTCAAATCAGTTAGTATTAAATTCTCTGGAGATTCAGGAATCGCCATATCAGCTTGAGGAGGAATAGGCAGTACAGGTTTGCGGATAACGCCTTTTTTATCGACATTACTAAATTTAGCTTGGTTATACTCGAGTCCAGTAACTTCATATTTATTTTCAGAAACTTCCTTTACACTTATAGTTCTAAATAACTGACTCTGTAAATATCTCTGAATTGCGCTTTGCGGATTTTCAAGGTAATTAACTTTTGCTTGATTACTTATAGTTATAGTAGAACTTGATGATGCATACTGAGATTGAGAATCAATTAATTCTATCATATTATCATTTACCTTAAGTATCTTCCATTTCCCATCTATATTAGAATTTACGTCTTTTATTTCAACAGTTATATTGTTTTTTAATACAATTTGATGACCTTCAGTTAATTCTACCCTTATTGCATTTTCTTGTTGCAATGAATCGTCGGCATCTATTTTAAATACGCTACTGATATCAGACGTTTTATAATAGAAAAAATCTGAACTCCCAATATCAAAGCTCTGGTTGTCCTCTCCAAGAGTTAAAGACGAAGGCTCATCTATTTCTGAATTAAATTTAAAAAAGTATCCTTGAGGAGAAGAACTACTATCAACAATATAACCTACATATTTTTCACCAATAACATACTCAGATCCATTAGCAGCTGCATTAGTAAAATTATCATATATAAATATTTTACTTATATTAGATTTTTTTGCATCATCATAATATATATAAACCCAGCCACTAGAATTATCATTTTTTTCATCATGTTTAAAAATGTACCAATATTCATTTTTTAATGTAGTGTTTGTATAAACCCAGCCGATCGATGTAATATAAAACCAGATATCATCACCACTTTCTCTATCAGCAATTTCTTTAACATAAACCCAACTATGTAAACCCTGAACATAAAGCCATCCATTATTATCTGCATTAAAAACCAATCCAAAAATATCAGAAAAATTCCAAGATTCAGCTGCTGCTGGACTTAAACCTAAATTAGTTCTCTGATCTAGAGTTAAAGGTAGTTTTGATTTTGTTCCAATTATGCCTTTAATAGAATAAGTTGCACCTGCTTGAATTTGATCAACAGCTTCTTTTGTTTTTGTTTTATCTTCCGGACATACAAAATGAATACCGCCGATATTGCCCAATCTATCTTTACCAATATCTGTTATATTAACAGGGGCACCATTTGAATTTTTAGAGACTTGAAACGTGCTTTTTGTAGCGTTGATTATATAATACGCGCTTGCGCTTATTCGATCAGGATCTAAACCTCCAGGAAGCTGTCCGTCTGAAACAAATCTTACTCGATCTCCATCAACAAACTTATGATCGTATATAGAGAATTCATTTTTAGAAACTGATAATTGAAAATCTCTTTTTAGTAATAAATTTGAAACAATTGTTTTTTGACCGCTTCTTCCCTCAACCTCCAAACTAGGGTTGACAGATATCATGCCATCAAATCTTAATATTTGAGGAGCACTTACAGAAACTATTTCCGCGTCTTGATCTTGTTCAGATTTTTCAAATTTAGATCGCAGATCTATTCTTTCATAAGAAGAATTTGTTGAACCGGCGGTTATAGATATTTCTACTCTATCAATTACGGGAGACTCTAAGATAAGTCTATCAATTAAAATAAAAGGGTCATCGATTTCTAAAGTATCAGTAATCTTTCTTTTATCAAATATACCTAAAACCCTACCGCTATTAGATCGACCAGCCCTCATTTCATCAGATACTTCAAATATTGACCCAGGAAATAAATAAGAAGCTTCTTGACCCGCGGTGAATGTTATTGTTTCCGTTTCTAATTGTGAAGAAAAAAGCATCCATTTAGCTAGACGTCTTGCTTGACTAGATGAAGTTATACCAAATCCTAAAGTTTCATTCTCTTGATAGCCTAATTTTTGCATAGCTTCTGCGTCTTCTTCATATACAACGTCAGGCCTAAAGCCCTTATCCTTATTATTGAATCTAATTATAGAAGCCGTAAATTTTTTATTTTTATGCATTCCTGAATACCTAAAACCTCCACCGATTATATTAGAATTTGTAAACAATTGAGAGGGATTTTTAAAAGAATCTTGAATAGATAATATTTTTCCAGCAGAATATGCTACGATGCCTCTAAATATAGAACACATAGAGTTCATTGCCTGCAACGCATCAGATCTGTCATGCATAAGTAGATTCGCAGAAAATCTAGGTTCAACAACAGGATGATTGATTTGTACCGCGCAAGCTCCATATGTAGATCCATTTGATTGAGTCGCAGGATTACTACTAAACGATGGACCTGAAATAGTAACCCTTTTATTCTCAGGGTCGCTATAATGCAATATCCTTTCTTCGATTAAAATCTCTCCAATTCGGAGTGCAGATTTCTTTTTTAATTGCGAAGCAGACACAGACCCCTGATGTATAAAAAATGCAATTTTTCTACCTCTGTATTCAGCTCCGTTACCAAATTCGTTTTCAAATTCTGCAGAAGAATAAGCTTTATATGAAGATTGTCCACTCTCTTGAGTATTCCCAGATTTACTATAGTAAGAATTTCCATCGAGAATAATATCAAAATATTCGTCTGCTTCATTCATATTGTTGTCGGTAGAAAAACCTCTTGGAGCACCTGTAGATGTTTCAATTGGATAATCTGTTTCAACAAGTTCGTCGCAGTATTTAGCTATTTTGTATAATTGCCACTTATCAATATTTGTTTCTTCAATTCCATATTTACCTAGTCCATATCTAGCATTATACAACATATCAAAAAATATCCAAGCAGGATTATCACTCCATACTTTAAATTCATCAGATACAGCGTGAACTGATTGATCATCACTGTCTTGACCCTTGAATAAACCATCCCAAGGTCCATCATATTTTCTTGCTACAGGATCATAATTACTAGGAACTAAAATTTTCTTTAACTTCAAATGATAATTCCTTTCTGGCATTTGAGAGAAATTTTTACTATCAAAAGTTAATTTACAAATTGCAGTATGAGGATAAAGCATTGGAAGATCAATTTCTTCAACAATATGCGTCAATTGAAGGTTTTTTGATTTACCGACCCCACCCACCTCTCCAACTTTTACAGATGGATCAAGCTCTGCAGACAGTTTAATTATATTAAATACGACACCTTGACTTAATTCCTCTGAATTTATTTTTGCATTAAAGTTAACAATAATATCAAATTGATAAGTTCCTGTAGCAATACCAGTTAATTCAAAGTAAGCGTTTTCAAGGTCATCACTTTCTTCGGTATTATCGCTTACACCATTATCCATTGGTTCAAGCTCGCATCCAGATTTAGGATCTAAAATATTAAAAGTTCCATTATGACGTTTCATTAATATAGCAAACCTAACAGTATTTGCGACAGTTTCGCCATCATCTTTTTGAATAAAAACCTCAGAACTTAAACATATTGTAATTCTTCCGACATTAGGATTACTTATCGTGTGAGAAAATATTTTAGCGCCTTGCTCAATTGCATCGTCGATAATATCGTAATTCGCTTTCGCGTCGCCAGATGAATATGGGCCAGCTCCATAAAGAAGTTGTTTGTATTCTATAAAGGTATTTATTCCATAAGAAAGTATTTTAGTTTCATTATCTGCGCCCGCTTTTAGTTCTGGTATGATTTCTTGCTCGGATAATATATAATTATATGTGCCCTCTTCTTCTGAGTTAAGAGGAGTATTTTTTACTTGAACATTATTTAAGAAAATGCCTTCCTCTACGTTAGAATCCGCGACTAATGCGCCATACTTATTAACAAAGCCTTCAATTGGTCCCTCGCACAAAAGATCTAAAATTTCAGTTTGCACATAAGACTGGAGTGTATCTGCATTTTTAGAGTTGCTAAATTTTATAGTTCTATTTGATGAACTAATTTGAGACGACCCAATTTTTAATCTGCCATAGCCAACAGGTACAGGAAAACCTTGAGCCCTGCGATTTTGCACTCCACCAAGTAAAAAAGATTTTGTGGTAGTTGAGTCCTTACGGTCTATTTCGGGAGGCTTAAAAAGAGCCTGCATCACAAAGGATATCGCAAGTGAAATCACAGACATAACTAGAACAGCCCCAATTCCCTCGAACGCCACACCAAAAAGAACAATTTCTAATCCTGTAGCACCTTGAACTATTGGAACGATATGAATTTCCTTAGATCCGTTATAATGCAATTCTTTTTCAGTATAAACGTCTTTTTCCGAGAGAGTGTCTTCGGGACGCTTTTTTAATAATACATATCTTTTTTGCTCGAAAAGTTCTTTGCAAAGATATTCTAAAAAGCCTTCAGAGTTTACATCTATAGCGCTCATCGCTTCTGGAATAGTGTCCACAGCGAGCTTCCACTTTTTACCAAAGCGTTTACCTAATTTACCATGTAAATATACCGTCTTCACCTTACCTTAAACCTTATATCCTTATACACCTACAGAATCGTAAATGTAAAAATCATCATCTCTTAAACTATATATTAAATATGGAATACATAATTCATCACACATTTTCTTATCTAATTTAGAAGGTTTAGAAGAACTATTCACATGAGAATGATAAATATATAATATATTATAATCTATTAAAATTTTTGGATTTATAGCGAAATGAATATTTTTTTTAGGACTAACATTTTCACACGGTTTAAAATATAAACCAGAATCATTATTAAAAATTATACCACAAGATTCTTGATCGGGAAATTTATGGGCATAAGTTTTTATTTCATCAAGAATTATATCAGGTATATTACTCAACAGGATATCTTTCTGTTCCAGGAAAACCTCCAAATCGAATACCGCGATGAGTTCGCTCGATTTTACTATGTTTTAAAAATGGATTGATGTTTTTAATAATACGACTCGGTTCATTTTGTCCATAAGCGAGCCAATGATCCCTACCCCAATCTTCTTTTGTTCGAGTATCACCATCGGCAACTTGATTATTATATGCGTTAATTAAATCTGTGTGATCATCAACATATTGCGCATAATCATGCCCGTCACCTGGATCAAATCTTTTTTTACAAGCTTCAATACTTTTTTGACATTCATCTTTTAACCAATATTCTTTATCAAAAAATGGGTGATGCTGACTAGCCAATGAATGTGTTTGAATACAAACAAACACGTGAGGCGTTGATTTGTATGGATTATTAGAATTTCTAGGAGTTATTTTTACCGTCTCTCCTAAATTATAACCGCTAGGATTAATATCTGGATCATTAGCATTTTTTGATCTTCCATTTCGGTTCCACTCCGGGATATCTAATAAGCCTCTAGAGTAAACATCAGGATCAACATAACCTAGATCGTAAACCCCTTGTGTGTCAGTAATTTCTGCATTTTTAGCGAATCCTTTAGTTAGATCTTTACCGTCAATAGTTTCAATAGCTAAACCTTTATATCCGCAACCAACAGAACATCTATATGTCCAATTACAATAATTTGACAATACAACCCTAGCAGGCACTCTAGATTCTTCTAATTCTAAAGCGGAGACTAATTCAAACTGAATATGATCCTTAGTTTCTTCTGTTTTTTTATTTATGAAATATACATCATCAGGCAAATGAGAATCTGGATCTGATTTGCCAAACGGATTTTTACCTTTTTCATTCAGGTTTCTGTTTTGAAAATTATCATCATCTAAAAATCTAGCATAAGTTCTTTTTCTTGTAACCTTACAGTTCGCGAAATCATCATTGGAATGAACTATATTTGATAATAAACCTTCTGGATTAGCAATTGTAAGCTTGGGCCTTGGCAACCTCCCATCTGCTCGAGCTTCAAACTCTTCTGCTTTAATAGGAAGTGGTTGATAGGCATAACCTTGCCAATAAATAGGATTTGTTCCATTTATCATTCCGCAAAATCTGTAAATAGGTTCAGAACCAATATTTATACCTTCTAAATCCTTTAGCATTTCAAAAGAGTGTTGTATATTACTAAAGTCTATTTCATAAAGATCGATTACGACATCTGGATTGAGAGATGCGAGTTGTTTATTTAAATTTGAAATTGCTTTACTCATTATAATGGAGATGAAATATATATTTTAAGTTCACCAGTTTGGGGGCTGTAAGCTGTAGAGCTATTAATTTCTATATCGCAATAGTAATATCGTTCATTATTTGAAACTACCAAATCATGCTCATCGGATGTGACAAAATTCGGATCTGTGCCACTTACCCAATTTATTTGAGGCTCTTCACCAAAAAGATTGTGAGTAGGCTCAGTAATTTCTCCAGCAAGTATATTTTTATCTTGCTCGCTTACGCCATTAAATTTTATATCAATATAAGCTTCTTCGCCGCCATCAATTTGTGTTGTCGTATTTTCTTTTAAAAATTCAGATATCGTAAAATATTCACAATCATAAAACTCAGTTGGGGAATTTGTTGAAACACCGGATTTTATTTGTCCTCTATTGTTTTGAAAAAATGTATTCTTCGCACCTTCAATCACCTCGGGATAGTAAGGATTTGACCCAGTCATAATATCAAACATATGTCCATTCTCAAGCCCATTACTATAAGATTTAGAAAATCTTACAACCTTATTTCTTAAATCGAATTGAGAAAAATTTAAAGCACCACTGTTCGGTAAAGTAACTATATAATCATTTCTATTTAATAGATTTGGTTGCACTGCAGGAACATTGTTTCCCACTTGCCCTAATATAGAAAATGTATTTGGAAGTTGAGGATTAAGACTGGCACTAGTTAATGTAATAGGTTTATCTCCAATATTTTTTAAGAACATTCTTTTTTTTGCAACTTGATCTGTTGTTACTATGCCTCCTTGACCCTTAATTGCCAACGCAAGAGGAGAAGAGAAAACTAATTCTCCATCAGCTAATATCGGAGGAGATTGAGCCGAGTCTAATTTTTCAGGATCTATATTAATAGGAAATTCTTCAAATTTCGCAGATATACTATGATTATTTTTATAATTGTATGTATGAGTCCATTCTTGACACACAAAATTTCTTTTAGTATCGTACGGAGATGGAGGAGTAAAAGCAAAAGGTAAATACGCAAGATGTTGCTCTAAAAAATGCAGTATCGCATACGCTTCGTCATCATCTCTATTGTTAAATTGAAGATTTAAATTGAGCAAGCTTTCATTCATGCCATCTTTATAAATTTGCGTATAACTTGTTCCCATAGCAATTTCTTGCATTCTTGGTTTTTGAGAAACACTTAATCCAATAGAAGGCTTCCAAAAGAAATCGCGCGTCCAATAGTCTTTATTTAAATCTTGATAATATCCGCTTTCGCGCGTCCAATTTAATTCGTCTGATACCGGAGGAACGTTTGAAACACCAACATCATAAGCATCACCACTATGAAAATAATAGTATCTATGATTTCCAGAAGCAAATACAACATCATTTTTTGAATAAAAAGCTGTGCCAGTATAATCATCTGCAGACTTGACATACAATTCTTGAGATTTTCTCAATATCGATGTATTTAAGTTTCTTAATCTTAAAGTAACATCATTACTATTTTCAAAATTTAAAGAATGATTAAATTCAGAACAATAAAATGTTTTTGACTGCATTTCATTTGAATCATATGGATGAAAAGTTGCGTTACCATCCCATCTAAAACCCGAAATTCCTTGCGTATATGCCAAATTAGTAGATGCAGAATCTTTTTCCATTTGCCCAAAATGATTTTCAACAAAATGAATAATCGCATTCGCTTCTCGGCTTGTTCTATTCTTAAAATTTAAATCTACTTCAAAAGATAATGAATTTATATTTTTTGGCTGTAAAACATAATATCCATTACCAAATTCTTGCTTAAAATTATTACCCTTAAAAGATGCAGAAGATCCATAATCAGCATCAAAAAAGAATAAATCAGTTGTCCATACATCAGGATCATTTGCGGGGCTTAAATTGATCCCAGATAAAGATATATTATTTGTAGACTCGGGTTCATAATTATTAACTTTAACATTTTCATTTATTCCCTGAATTTGAATTCGAATAGTTTCAGAGGAAGGATCTTGAAAATCCTCTTCTATTTTTAATATATTATAAAATCCATCAGAATTGCCAGTAGTTCCATTAAGGTAAACCCGTTGACCTTCGTGCAGTTCATTACCTACTGGGTTAGTTTGATATGCACTATCATAAATAAAATAAGAAGGTAATCCATTGATATGAGGCCCCTGAGTATCATCTATCGTAAATCTACCTGATCCAGAAATATATAAAGAACCACCATCAGCAACATCTTGTCTTGCATAATAAAATAATCCATCGCCAGTATTAAAAACAAAATCAAATTTTTTATAATTAACTCCAGTCGTAAATATTCCAGAATAATTAGAGACATTTGTTTTCGGCATTAAACCGTCTATTTGCGGCCCACTCATTTAATGATTTGCTTGATTGTAACAGATCCAGCGGAGTATTGGCCTTCGGCAATTGATAGAGATTGATTTTGTATTTTTCCAACGCAAGAAAATTTAGCAATTTTACTACCATCAATAGAATATAAAAACGCAGAAATAGAAGAATCAGTTTGAGTATTTAATCCTTGTCCATATGTTTGCGATATTCCATATGGATTTAAATTAGAAACAATGTCATTCGCCTCAACACTCATTTCAGCTTCTATACTCTCAACAGAAACTCGCGTAGGAACAACGCCATCTGGAGAAGTATTTACAGATGTATGTTCGCCGTCTCTGATATGATTATATTCTTTTCTATTCACTACTATATTATAACCTAATTTTTTAATTTCAAAATCAGAACCTCCAGTCGATGCGTTCAAATTCCCAAAAGATTTTAAAGCATGAACAAAATCATTTTCTGTTTTACTTGTTTCCATTGCCGAACTTTTTCTTACTGATCCATATATATTATAAGATGCAGTAGCTTCAATTATCTGAAACGGAGTCAAACTAAATCCAAAAGACTTTAAATACATATTATCAAATCTATATCTACCAACTAAATTATTATGTATAGGATATTCATCCATACCATCTTTAATCTCAAACATGCGTTGAATATTATTAGTAATATTATCTTTTTTAAAATCTTCTGCAGTAATTAAAAATGTTATATCTAAAGTGCCGCGAATACCACCGACTGGAGCAAAATTTACAAAATCAACTTTTGCACCTCCTGTTTCTGGATCGTAATCTCCGTATACTCTTTCTGCTTGCAGCGAGGGAGCTATAGATAGATTTGCGGATTTAACAAACAGGTCTTTTCCGCCGACCATAATCTTGCCTCGTTCAAATCTTAAAAAAGGATCACTCATGAGACTGGATTGTGCAAGGTTTCGTAACCTTTATATGTTAAAGAAATTGATATTTCTCCTTCCACGCTGGAAGATATTGATTCGCTGATTAATCTTACATTACTACCCGTAAAAGAATTGATCATTTCGTCTGTCTGTCCATCTTTCAATTCTATTCTTACATTACTTTTCGGCGCAGAAATAATTCTATCTTTTATTTCTCTTATTTGATATTCATCTGCAATCATCGTAAAATTTATATCTGTTTCAATCGGATATTGAGTATCAACTTGAACTGGCTCTAAGTTCGCGTATGCTGGCCCGCTATCTTCTTCCTTATCCCAATCATTTTTATTTCCTCTAGGAATAGCATATACAGGCAAAAGATTTAATGTTCTACTATAACTAAAATCAGTAATTGCATCTATACTAAAATCATCTACATTAATTAATATACTAGATTGATCTGGAAATTGAATAGGAGGATGAGTATTAGTTTCTGATTGAATGCTTACTCCACTACCAAGCTGACCGTATACTCGAATATCTGTTTGAACATCAGGAATATCGCCAACAGTACAGCTGACAGTATATCTCGATATACGACCTTTATTAAACCCAAATCCTTTAGTATCGTTATCGTATAATATCGCGCCACTAATTTCTTGATTATCGTAAGTATATTTACCAAGGGAGTCGATTTCAATTAAAGGATCGCGGCTCACCATTTTTCTAGATATTGAAAAGTCGCCTTCAAGTGGAGCATCTATCATCGCATCAACAAAACCAACACCAGCGACTTTTATTGGCTTTTCTGCTATACCATAACTTCCATTTACATCAACAACACCAGATAAAGCATAACCATTAACAATTACTTTTTGTTCGTAATTTGAATAACTCATGATTTTCCACTCAACAAGCCTCCAGGTCTTTGCTCTTCAACAATCACACTTACTACTTGAGCTTTAATTCTTTCTGCTAGTTGAGATGAGTTTTGTTGCTCTTCAGATTTTTCTGCAGGATTTGTTCCAACATCAGAATCAGAGCTTTTTTCTTCAGAAGATTTACCGCGTTCCATATTAATTGATATATTAATATTATTAGTATTTCCTCCAGATATTCCAGAATCAGAAGATTCTTGCATTGGAGTTACAGGTCCACCTTCATTAAATTTGCCTGCATTAATCATGTCAAGCATGGGCTTTCCAAGTTGTCTTGCAGAACTCGCGCGAATAACATATTCTCCTTCGCTAAGCATTGCTGGAATTTGATCTATTCCAGATTTACCAGAAATATGACCGCCGCTGGCGTATTTATTTATTTTTCCTCCGAGATAATTATTATTAACCCCAAAACGTCGCGGACCTTTAAGTCTTCCAGATAATCCACTCATGTTAAATCTAGCTAAAGTCGCATCGTCTAAATCAAGAGCGTGACGCATAACTCCTGAACCCCCTTCAGACACAGGGGTTATAGTGGCTCCGCCACCCTGATCTCCAGATAGAGGAGTTGAGTCTGCTCCCCCTAAATTTATACCTTGCATAGCGTAATTAATACCCACATTTGCAACTGTGCCAATAACTTGTTGTAACAAAGCTCTTCTTTTTGCTTTTTTTGCAAGAGCTTCCTGACGCTTCTTTTCTTCGGCAGCAAGCACTCCCATAAGAGCGCTTTCATCTTCTTGAAGAGCTACGCTACCAGCTTGACCACTATAAAAATACCCGCTCATAGGTTTTGACTGATAAGCTCTTCCTGAAACAACATGTTTTCCTCCGCCAAATCCTGCTGAAACTGCAGATCCAGGAACTGCACCTCCATCAGCAAAACCCCTAATTGAACCGCCGTAATATTTACCCATCCCAAGCATAGATCCAATTGCCTTAAACGGCGCAAAAATCATTTTAAATAATCCGCCGAACAAGTTATCGATAAAACCGCTTTGTCCTAAAGCTGCTTTAGATCCAGTTTCGCTTAAGGGATTAGGCTTGGACATAGGTGATTGAGGAGAACCTTCAAAAAATGCAGCTAAACCTGAACTTGGAGTTTTTTTGAAGCTAGCAGCGGCTTGAGCTTTTTTAAATTCTTGCTGATATAAACGCATATTATTTTCGTCGTCCAAAAAAGAAGTCATTCTTTGCCCCATGGTTCGTTGAGGCATCATACTGTATTCAGGTCTTGGAGCAAAAGCTTCAGCTAAGCTTGTTTGTTTGATACCCCTTGGAGCTGGATTTATTGGTTGACCAAATGCTTGTGCAAGACCCATGGTTGAACCTCCGTTAGAGAATCCAGGTAGTTTTCCTCCTGCATTTAAACTATGCATAAAGGCTCCGCCATATTTATTTACGGCATTGCGATTCATGACATATTCGCCATTAGTAACCATAGCAGGAACTCCTCCTCCTCGAGAGTAATTTCTGATATTACCCCCTCTGCTTCTAGGATTCATGTTAAATCCTAGACCACCTACAATAGAATATGCAGCTTGCTGCATGAGCGCTTGTTGTATTGCTCCTAAAAAGTTAATCGCGGCATCTGTTAGAGCATCATCAAGATCTTTAGCTCCATTAAGAGCATCAGTCATTGCTGAAGCTAAACCATCGGCGAAATTACGAGGAATATTTTGACCAAGCTCGTAGTTCATCATTTTAACTTGTTTTCCCATTTCAATTCGCGCATCTTTCATTCCTTCACCAAATGCCCCTGGACCAGTTTTTCGCGCATATTCTTTTTCTCTGATTCGTTGTAGTTTTTCTTCTTTTGAGATTTGAGCGTCTTTTAATCCAACTTGTCGCTCTAGTTCTTCTGTTATTTTCTTGGATTCCTTAGTTTGTTCAGCTTTAGCGTCATTGATTGACTGTTGGAGCGTTTTTAATAACTGCAATTCCTCAAGTTCTTTTTTCTGAGTTTTTTGCGCTTCTTCGTATTGTTTCTTATCAGTTTTTTGGTCTGCCTCGGGTCTTGTCGAAAATTCTGTGAGCTGTTCTTGTCTTTTTGTGGTGTCTTCGGTTAATTTTTTAATATATAAAGACGGATCATAGCCTGCTTTAGATTTTAAAACTTCTTCTTGCGCCGATATTGCGGTTGCAGATATTTCTGATAACTTAGATGGGTCTTGTATAATTTGCATTCTTTGCTCTTCGCTTAACCCTACTTTATCTGCAAAAGATTTTGTTGTAGAAAGTGCGCTCTTAATATATTCTGATTGAATATTCTGTTGCCGTTCTCCGACAAGCCTTTGTTGTTCTGCAAAAATTTCTTGTTGAGTTCGTGCTGGTCCAGCCCCAAATCTAGCAGCTTGCAATTCACTTGAAATACCTCGCAACTTAGACGCGTAATCTAGATTACTAACATACGAGTCCATTTCACGATTAATATTTTCCATTAATGTTTTTCGCTCTGTAAGCTTCATATTTAAGTCGCGCTCTAATTGACTTTGCTTGTTTGTCAATTGTTCTTGCTTTTTTAGAGTATCAATAGCATTTTCGTACAATAAATTTCTATTCGAAACAATTTCATTTGCTTCTTGCTGTGTCTTGCCAATTTTTAATAGAATAGCCTCAAGTTCTTTTGCGTTCATTTTTGCAAGCTTGCCAGTTACATCAACCATGGTTTTATCTCCTGCCTCACCGCCAAACAATTCTTTTTTCAATTCTTGCTGCACGGCAGGTTTGCTGGTTATGTCTTGAATGAGCCCGGTTTTATAAGTTTTAGCAGCTTCTTCAGCTCCTGCTTCATATGCCTCAGAAGCTTTTAGCAGGCTTTTATTGTACTTAATTCTAACTTTTTGTTCCTCACTGATTAATCCACCAAGCAGTTTTTCTTGAGAATCAAGCAAATTCACTTGATCCAAGAATTTGCTTTTTATTTCCAGCTGCGCATTAGCACTTGCTTTTTGAGCAGTAATCATAGCTCGCTGCAAATTTAATTGAATGATTATACTTTTTTTGCGCTCTTCTGCAACTTTTGTACTATCCTCTACAGTGTCAACAAAATTTTTATAATATTTTGCGGCCTCCTCATCACCCAAATCTTGTATTTCTTTTTTGTATTCTTCGGGAGTAAATTTTCTTGTTTTTGGTTTGTAATCTTTTCCTAATAACGTACGCTCTTTTTCGCTTAATATTTCTTCTGCTTCAAATACCATACCTTTAGGTAAAGCATCCAATATTTCAGACATTGAGGATCTAGCTTTTCCTGCAAGCTTACCTTGAGCTGCGTCAACTAATTCACTCTTAAGCTTTGCAAATCTTTTAGCTGTTTTTCCTTTTTTTGCGGTCGCTAAATTTGATTCAAAAGTTTCGATGCCTGGGGTGTTTCTGGAAAGTATACCTTGAACAGCAGGCGTTTGACCAAATGCAGCAGCGGCTTGAGATCCCAGTCCCCCCGCATATTCAATTCTGGCTTTTGATTCTTTTCTTGCAGCTTCTTCTGCTTCGTTTAAACCGCTAACGAGTCCACCGAGGGCTCCAACTGCACCGCCTATTGCCATACCAAGAGGACCAAACATCATACCCATGGCGGCTCCGGAACCTGCGCCAGTTAACATTCCCCCTATTGCTGAGCCAGCCCTACCACCAACATTTTCTTCTATAAATCCACCGGCCATAGGTAGCCCCATCATTAAGCCCATTTGACCTCCTGTGCTACCAAGCATTTTACCTGGTTTTGATTTGCCAAATTTTTTATTCATTGAAGAGAACCCGTGCTTCATCTTATCCATGGGACGCTTCATGTCATTAAGTCTATTGCTCATATCCAAATGAGCAGAAGCGCTCAAGCTATATTTTTGATTTAAATTATTAGAACCTTTTATTAATTGCTCGTGAGATATTTTGCCTTTTTTATATGTGTCTATTAAAGCCGATAAATGCTTATTAGCTTTACCCACAAGCTTTGCGGTTGACCTAAACTGTCCTGTAGTATCTCTGGGATTAAAATCGCTTTGTTGAAACGCATAATTCGGCACAAACCCATTCGCACCAAACACATCACGCAAACCATTTGGTTCATCTTTTGTATTGGTTACGCCGAGACCAAGGGGGTTACCTTTACTCATGAGCGCATTGTGTGAACCAACTCTAATTTGTGAAACAGGAACACCTGCAGCTTTCTCTCGACCTATTGCATCTGATAATGGATCGGCAAAGTTAGGAATAAAACCGTAAGCTTTAGTTTTACCTTTTGTTTTTAAGTGGGAACCAGTGTGTAAACTGTAAATTTTTCTGGCTAAACTTTTAACATTTTTTGCTGCTGTGTTTATCTTTACTTCTGCGCCATCTTTCCCCTTTACTTCTCCCTTCTCTATGCCGAATAATTCGTAAAGTTCTTGGTTGGGGCCTAGATCTATAAGTTCATTTGATTTATCTGAAATTGCTCCCTCTGCACCAAGTTGCCTCAACACAGTTTTTGTTACCGCCTCAAAGATATGCCCAGAAACCACAGCCATTTTGCTGTGAGGCAAGTCGGTGTTCAAGTCGTCCTTTTTAATTGGGGGTCTCCCAAGTCTACCCAATATTTTATCCGCAACAACTTTACTCTCAGCTTGCAGACTGGAATTCATTTTGTCATCCAGTCTTCCATAAGCCTTTTGTTTATCTGAACTATCTAAAGCTTTAAATTCTACATCAATTTTTGCTCCATATTTTCCATTTTTCCTTGCATTTTGAAATCCTGCTGCAGTAGCGCTCGCATATATTCCACTGTCTGTACCTGCGCCTCCTGCGACATAATAGGTTTGCTTGGGAGAGTCAGGACCAAGAGATGCAGATAAACCTATATAGTTCAACGAATTTGGATTAAGGTAGCCATCAGTCGCTACGTCGCTTGAATTACTGACTTTAGTTTTCCCCTTGTTATTTTTTGCTTTTAATGCGTTTGCTCGCGCTTTCTCCATAATCTCATCCTCAAGATCTGTTCTGGCATTCCATCCTTGAGGATTTTTTCCTTCCTTAATCATTTTTGTGGCCTCAGTCGCACTTAACTTGGCGTAATTTGGTATATAACCTTTCGCAGCATAAGGATCGAATCCATGTATACTACCAAATGCTTGTTGATAATTTTTTCCAGCTTTGCTAGACTGAGGAGGCATAATCGCGGGTTGCGTCATACCCTTGAAATTTTTAACTGTTTCTGCGCTATTATAGATGATTGGCCCTTCACCAGGCATATTCATACTACGAATATTGCCAGCGGCATACCCACCTCTTGCAGCTTGTTCTCGCTCTGGATGAGCAAAGTTAGGAATATGCCCATAAGCACGACGTCTTTTTGGAGTTAAGTTTGGGCCATAACCTTTTGTATATAATGTAGCGGCAGCTTGTTTGCTGATTGCATTTAAAGCATTAGCTTCTGCGACTTGAGCCTTAAGTAGCCCTAAAATCATTTTTTCTTTTTCCGTTCTGCTTATATCTGTTCGAAGCATCTCTTTGCTTAATGCAGCGTTTTGACCAAACAAGGAAACTAAAGACGCTTGAATAGCTTTTTGCTTTTGAGCTTCAGTTGTAATACCTATTAGAGAAGACAAACTATCTCTTGTAAACTTAAAAGCTTGACCAAAAAGTTTAAAGAATACGGTTGTCAATACAACCAAACCTGGGCCTGTAATAATATTACCTATACCCTTGAGTAATCCTGTAGCAAATTTATTTCCTGTACTCTCACCGTCTCCGAGCATAGTGTTAATACCCTCTGCCATACTCTTAACAGCATTTAGTATTTTTTCCATTCCAGGGCCAAGCGTTATTTCTCCAAGCTTGGAGCTCATTTCTATGATAGAAGTTCCTGTTTGACTAACTAATGCAGATATAGTTTTATTTAATTCTTTATTTTTGTCAATAGCTTCATCTGTAGCGCTTGCAGAAATCTGAGTTGCATTTGCAAGAATACCGTTTTGTTTTGCAGCGTCTCCCAAGATAGCTTTTAAAACGTTTATTTGAAAAACGCCACCAACAGTTTGAGCGATTTGCGCTTTTTGGGCTTCGCTTAATGAATCAAAAGTGTTTGCGAGATCAGTTAATATTCTTTTAGCGCCAAGAGTTTTACCTTCAACATCTCTTACGGCTATACCTAAATTTTCTAATTGATTTAAAGTATCTGTTCTGCCAACACGAGTAAAAATTGTTTTCAAGGAGTTACCAATAACTTTACCACCTCGGGCAGTTTGTTGTTGTGCAGCAGTTACAATACCAATAAGTTCATCAATATCTACTCCAGCTCCTTTAGCTGCAGCACCAGTTCTAGAAATAGCGTCAGCGAAATCTTCTGCGCTAACCGCGAATTGAACATCTACAGCTGCAAATTTACTTACCAATTGAGTAGTATCTTTAATCTGATGACCATAAGTATTCATTGCGGCAGTTAAAGATTTTACTGCTTCAGCAGAATCCATTCCTGTCAATCGAGTAAGAATAAGAGCGTCTTTTGTACGCTTTAAAGATTCTTCAACACTTAAACCTTGACGAGCGTATTCTGTTGCTGCGTCAGCGGCAATTTTAAAAGAAGACGCGGTATCTTTTGCAACTTTAAATAAGCCATCACTAAATGCATCTAGATTTTTTGCGCTTAAACCCATGACAACATTTATATCTGCCAATGATTTTTCAACTTCAACCATGTTGCGAACCATACCTTTAAATGCATCGGACACACCATTAATAATAGCCATACTCGCACCGAACGCCAAAATACGAGCATTAGCAGCCTCCATGGATTTAGTAAACTCGTCCGCACCACGTTTCATGTTGCCCAAGGGTTGAGTTGCACCCTTGTCATCGATAGTGATTCTTATTGGGGTTTTGCGGATTCTATTTACCGCAGCTTGAACCTGCGCCTCAAGAGGCGATGTATTACCATGTACATCAAGATTTATAGCCATATTACCTTATTCCTTAATTCAGGTAATTTATACACTAAAATTATGTCACACCATGTAATTTCATTAAATCTTGCATATTTAGCTTGCCACCTTTTTTCTTTGCTTCGTCATGCAAGCTCTTCCCACCAGTGGGTTTTTTGATCCCAAGATACTCATAATCTTCATCTTTTGCGCCAACAAGAGTTCCTGCGTCTCCTTTTGATAATTTATCTTTTACTTTTTCTCTTTCTTCTTTTGAACTGCTACCAAATTCTAATAATTTTGCTGGATCTTGTTTAATATTTTCTGGTATATTTTCATTTGTATCAAATATATTTTTAAATACTCTAGTAAATACTATCAATCTTATTTGGTTGTATGTTAAATCACAAAATGCTTTTCCATAAAATTGCATACTATCTTCAGCAAAACTTAAATATGGACTATAAAAATCTTCTAATATTGTATATTGTATATTTTCTTCATCAAAAGCGGTAAAAATATGATTATAATTTAAAATATATTTTTTGATATCATGATCTTCCAATTCATCATAAGATTCTTCATTAAATAAAACCTGACTTAAATCTTTATCTTTATAAAAACTTTTAATCATATAAAAATCATTCATACGATCTTTTGCATATTTTTCGCAAGTATTACCAAGAAGATTAGCTTTTTGCGCGCTTTTCTCAATCAGCTCTTTTTCTTCTTTTTCAATAAGTGCGGCCTGTTTATCGATGGCGCTTTTAAGAACCATTTTATTTTTAGCCGTTCTTAATCTTTCTAAAAAGCCTTGCTTTTCTTGAATGATCGCATCATCCTTGTCGCTCCACTGACCTTCCTTTTTAAGAAATTCCATCATTTCAACTTCAGATGGAACACCTCGCTTTTGCGCGACTTTGTAATATTTTTCTTCTATTTCCTCGAGTTCAACCTGATCGTGAGGAGTCAGGTGTTTAATATATACAAAATCTTCGTCTATGATCGCAGTAGAATAGCCGCGAACAACGTCTCTAAATATTTTTCTGCGCTTGACAGTTTCCACGCATATTAAATTTTACCTTCTTCGATATCTTGATCTAGTTTTTCAAAGTCTTTATGAGATACTGCTCCAGAGCTATAGTACCAAAAACTAAATAGTGCGGCAACTTTACTTCCAATCAAATTGTAAATTTCTCCGCCTTCTTCTTCGAGCTCATAATATCTTTCTAATTTTTGTTCAAAATCAAGACCCTCAAATAAAGGACTCATTTCATCTTCATCATTTTTCTGCACATGAGTCAAATGTAAAATATACCATTGAATCACTTTATTTTCTGCGCGAACATCTGCAGTATGATTAAATAAATTAGAATATGAAGTTTCAACATTAATAATGTCTTTTCTTAAATTTGTAATTTGTTCAGAGATTTCTTCCAATCTCTTTTCATTGTCTTCAGTTAAATTTGTCTTCAATCGAATTCTTTCGCTTTCTTGAGACAGCTCACCATAAGTAATATACATTTTGGTCAAAGCTTTTGCGTCGTCTTCGGGTAGAAGTCCACCTGTATCACTGTATTTCTTAGCGAGCATGGCTTTCGTGAGTATTCCTTTTTTCACGCATTTACTCATCTCTACGCTAAACTCAAGCTCGGCTTCTTCAATCTGCCTACGAGTTGGTTGCTTCATGACCAATCTGTAAGGAACATTATCCTCAACTTCTTTAGTAATAGAAACCTCTTCTTCTTCTCCAGTCTCTTCGTTCTTGACTACCTTGGTTTCAGTTTGCTTTGTTTTTTCTTTCTTTTCAAACGTGAAGCTATAAATCTCGCGTAATTTCTTGCGAGTATCATCCATTGTAGGAGTTTTTTCTAATGTTGTATCTGCCATGATTTATTTAAATGTGAATTCTATAGTATAATTATCAAATTCTCCTTCGATATTTCTAATACTTTCGTTACCAATATCTAAAGTTCTTTTGCGAAGATATTGTAATTTGTCTTCATCGAAGTAATCTGCTTGTTCGATAATAGGTCTACAGCCTTCGGGCAGATTATCCCTAAGCTTATCAAATTGTATTTGATGCTCTTGATGTAAATCCTCCAGAATAACGAGGAAACCCTTAAATAGGGAAACCGTATTCCTTTGGCAATATTTTTTAAAAATGCCTTCTGCGTCCATATAAACCTTATACCTTGGAATTAGATACACAAAAAAATAGCTTTAGTGTAAATGTATTCATGGCAGAATTTTTAACAGCTTCAGAAAGAGCAGCAATGGCGGCAAATTTACTTGATCTTCATGATACATTCGGCAGAGACATAGTCGTATACAAAGAAGCTAAAAAGGTTATTATAAGTACTGATCCTAATTACAATTATTTATATGGATCAGGTGGAGCCTCTACGCAGAGCGTTCAAAATGTTCCTGTTAAGAAAGTATTTAAAGCAAGAATCAGATACGACACAGATCGTAGTTTGGAATTTTACGGCGAAACAGATACTCAAGTAAAAGTAAACAGAATAGATCCTAATTCTACAGTCAGAATAAAATTAAAAGTTGAAGATTACGAATACATAAAAGAAGCAAAAAGAATTGAGCTTGACGGCAGAATGTTTCATGTTGAATCTGATCCAAGATCTCACGGATTGTTTGATGTTGTACAATTTATAACATTATTTTTAAGACCAATAGAATAATGCGTACTCCATTAAATAAATCTCTACAAAAAACAATAAGAAGTCAAGTAAAAAATGATAAAAGGCTTTTTATACAAATAAATAATATGATTAATGGTCAATTTAGATCAGCTAAAGAAAAATTAATCAAAGAATTTGAAGAACATGCAATAACAAAAGAATTAAAAGCTGGCCCATCCGCATCAAATATTAGCGGAATTGTACCAAAAGGTAATCTTTTTAGTTTTATTGGTTTTGAAAGTGGAGAAGATCCAACAAAAGGAATAGAAAATTTACTAAATCAAACTAACATATTAATTAAACAAAGACCAATGGGAAATTTAGGACTAATATGGACATATGCAATTAATATTGCTCCAATCGCCGAATTTTACAGTGCAACTCCATTGCCTTGGGCTAGTGGAGCGAGTTGGTTGCGCCAGCTTGAAGGAGGAGGAATACCAAATTTAGGACAATATCTTTTTAAAAGAGCTCCGTCAAGCAGGTCGGGCACAGGAGTGCAGTCGAAACTCAGAGAAGGTGGAGGCAGAGCCAAAGCTAAATATCTCAAACCTTTACTAGAAAAATTTGAAAGAGAGATTAATTCAATTTCTGGAGCAACAAGAATTTCAAAACGCTATTTCTAATGAAGCCGCAATTCCAACATCAATTAACAACCAGCTTCATGTTATGGGCTGATAATTTTATAACAAGAAAAGGCGAAGCTTACAAAAACTATACTTCTACTTTTTATCCCACACAAGATGCAAGATTTGGTGATGGATATGCAATATATAGTAGCCCACACAAGCAATGGGTATTTGATAGCAGCATTGGTGGCGCAGAAGTTCCAACGGGAATATATGATAACGGAACACTCATAGGAAGAGGAGAGCATGATTTAGCACTTGATTTTGATAATGGCAGAATAATCGCCGATTCATCATTAGGTTTAAATAAAAGCACAATAAGCGGAACATATGCAGTAAAAGATTTTAATTTTTATATCACAAATCAAACAGAAGAACAATTAATTATTGAAAGCAAATTTGATTCAAACAGTCGATTCAAACAAGAATTATCAGGAATCGCTCCTTATAAACAAGTTGTGCCAGCTATTTTCGTTAACCCTGAGACGGCAGAGAATGAACCTTATTCTTTTGGAGGAGAAGATAAAACTAGAACAAATATAAGATGCGTTGTTTTTGCGGAAAATACATATCAGCTTGACGGCGCACTATCTATTTTTAATGATTCCAAAAATGAAGTTTTTCATAAAATGGAGTTCGAAGATTATCCGTTAAACGAATTTGGTGACGCAGTAAATTATAATTATGAACAAGCAGTTTCCGAAAAAGGCAGAAACTTTTTTCATATAGAAGATGTTAATGTTTCAAAATTAAGTGATAGAGTATCTAAAAATGTAGATCCAACATTATTTGTAGGTTTTATTGACTTTGATATTACAAACACTAGATTTCCAAGAAGTTAATTTCCCTTTTTTCAACAAAAAATGTAACATAGATAAGTATAACAATTTTAACCTAAAATATTATGGCAAATTCAAGAGCACGAGTAATTTATCAAAGTGAAGCATTATATGCTGGAACAGTTGATGCCACAGGGCAACACTTTACTGTTTCAGGGCTTAATTCTGCAGGGTTCGTAGGCGCGAACAAACTTTCAGATGCAGAGACAGTAACAGGAAACGCGGGTGGCGGAGAAATTCGCAACGGAATTCAGCAGCTTCGTAGAGTACAAAGCGCAAATTACAGCTTTACAATCAATAGGCAAGATGTAAACCAATTTGGACAACTCGCAAGAATTGACTCGGTACCAATTGACCCACCAACAGTTAACTTAGATTTCTCATACTATTTAACCAACGGAGTTAACGAAAAGATTTTAGGCTTTAATATTGATGGACAAACTAGCGCCCTACCAGCTGAAGTGCTCTTAGGTGGAAGTAGCGATAGCGCAAATCCAGATGGACACAACTTTTTTATCTTGACCGTACCACAAGGTCAAGACGCGGTAAATAACTCTTCAGTGGCCAGCGATCATAATGTTATAGCTTTAGGAAATGGCTTTGTTACAAATTATTCGATTGAAGCTGCTGTAGGAAGTATGCCAACAGCTAGCGTAAGTATTGAAGGTTTAAATTTACAAAGTTACATTGGCAGCGAAAACCTTGACACTCCCGCAATTAACACTCAATTCGGAACACCAATTGACGGAATTGAATTCTCTATTCCTGATGCGATCAGTGGAGTAACAGATGAACCAACTACAGATACAGACGAAGGTATTTCTTGCTTGCGACCAGGTGACATCAGTATGTCTCTCGGTCATGGCAGAGCAGGAGGTTTTGAACTACTTCCTTCTAAAGAGCCTTGGCAAGATTACGAAGGTTCTGGATCGGCTCATATTCAAAGCTTCAGCATTGATGTGCCGATCAGCAGAACTACATTGCAGCGCTTAGGTAACTCTTTTGGATATAGTAAAGTTGTAGATTTTCCTGTTAATATTTCTGTTTCTGTTAGCGCAATTTTATCTGAGCTTAAAGCAGGGAATGTTACAGATATTCTTTTTGATAAAGAAGAGCATGATTTAATTTTCACAATGCGTGAACCAGATCAATATGGTACTGGCGATATCGCAATGCAATTTAGAGTTGGCGCAGCTCAACTTGAAGGTGAATCATTTAGTTCCTCTATCGGAGATAATAAAACAGTTGATCTTACATTTACAGCTCAGCTTGGCGGACCTGAAGATACTGCAAGAGGAATTTTCGTTTCTGGATCAAGAAACGCTCTGAATATAGATCAAAGCTTCGCTTAATATTTAAGCTTGATAAAGCTTTAAACCTTTATCTTTAGTAACCTCAAAAATTAAACTTGAGGTTACTATCAAGCTATCTCCTATTCCAACAGAAAAGTTCTGAGATCTTAATTGCGCATCTTGAATTGAAAATACAGTTGTATTATCTTTTGTAGTAAAAGATCCACCTGTATATACTTTATCCAAATGAGATATTGTTAAATCATATGTTGCTGCACGATCAAAAAATTCTTCTACTTGTCCTTCGGAATATTCTCTCAAGATCATATTTATAGATACGTTACCAATAATAGGTAATTTTAATTTTCTATCAAATACATAATTACTACCAAATCCATAAATACTTTGCCTTTCGATAGGTAGATCTATGGATATGCTTTGAATCGCGGCATGAATTGATTCAATCGGAGAACCTCCATGCGACCCAAAATTTTTAGTTATATCGATCTCTATATTTCCAGGTGCTATAGCGCTAGATTGTAAGTCAGATAAACTTTCATTGAAAGAATTTTCGTCTAATGCTATTTGTTCGTTTGAAAATTGATTATCAACACCTAATTTAATCGCAGGCATGGTTGGCAAGTCATTTGGATTATATGTATCAAATTTCATATTGCTAGCTTCATAAGCAAAAGAGGTTTCTGGTAAAGCTCCAACTTGAGCATTATAACCGTAACTACTTAAAAATGCATTTCCAATTCCAACTACATTATATCCTGAAAATTGATTCTCGTCATCAATATGATTCAGATCAGTAACCTGAGATTCGTTCGAGGCAATGATAATTATATTAGTATCATCAGTTGACGAAGCATCAAAAAAGTTTTTTAAAACACTATAGTCTTGACCTGTATATAATCCAATTAGACTTTCGTTTTCTGCTTGAGAAAATAAGCAACTCACACTACATCCAATATCAGGCTGCCTAATAACAGGAGATTCACCACTCTTTGTCATTAATCTGTCAGATCCAACGACCTTAATATCTTGAACAACATTACTAAATTGATAGTCTATACCTTGAACTCGAATTAAACTATTTACAGCACTATTTTCTTTGTACGCTGGAAAATCAGTAAGTAATACTCCGAGTCTTTCGTAGGATAAGCGGCTGATAGTATTTTGTGCCATTAAAGCAATTACACAATTTCTCGTCTTTATGTGTAATAAACATTACTCATTATGCCAAATAGTAGAATTTCAGATTTAACAGAGAGTGATCTTCTGTATACACAAAATTTTTCATACAATTACTCTTACCAAGAACCAGCAATTCCAGAATCTCAAGAAGCAGACTCTTTTCTTCTGATTGCTAGAGAGAAGTCGCATAATGAGAAAATTTCTTTAGATAATTTCAGCCATTCAATAATTGATAATGCACTGTATCTTACTGGAAATCAACTAGTTAGCGGACATAAAGTATTTAAAGATAAATGCACATTTGAAAAGCAAACAAGAATACATAAATTTATTGATGTTACAGAAACAGGAGATATTAGTGGATATATTTTTGGCGGAGCGAGTGGTTTATTTGATAATTTAAACATTGGAGATAAAGACTTTCAAAGATCCGTCGCCGGAGATGCTGTATTAAACTTATCTGGCACAGCTCTATTTGATGGATCCTTTACTTTAAGTGGAGATCTATTATTTGGCGGTACTTTAAATTTAAATAATAATATTATTTCTGCTGAATTAATTGCAACAGGAACAGCTTCTTTTAATGAAGATGTTTATACAATTGGAAATGTCTTGAGAAGCGGCAATCTATATCAAACTGGCGATCAAAGCATAGAAGGAGATATGCATATATTTGATGATTTTAGCGGAGTAAATAATATCTACCACTTAGATGACGCTGATACATTTATAAAATACAATGAAGATAACATTGAAATCACCGCAAGTACAGGCTCAAAGATAAAGTTAGACAACACAATTGAATTGCATACAAATAATCAAACCAATTTAAATATAACAGGAGAACATGTTGTTATCGGAGATTCTCAAATAACAGGCAATCTTTCAGCAGGAACTTCATATATAGAAAATTTATATTCAAAAAATATCAATACATTTGAAAAATTTAATGCGGTATTCGATGAGTCTATGTGTTTTAGAACAAGAATTCCAGCGGAGAGCGACAGATATATCATTCAATTCCCAAAAATATTTGAAGCGAAACCTTTAGTTATAGTCTCTTTAGAAAATTCTAACGGCGAAAACATTATGCCTATCTCTATTAGCGATGTAACAGAAGAGCAATTTATTTTAAATTTAGGAGCAGAAACAGAAACAAATAATTATATCGCTCACACGATCGCTTCGCCGCAATCTAACTCGGTATATTCAACAAATCCAAATATACAGAAATTTATAACGCCTGTTATAAACACTTCAAATATACAAACTATTTCTTTCCCAAATCCACATTCTTTCATTCCTACATTATCTACTTCAATAGAAGGCCCAAACAACATAATCCCTTATGTAATATCTGGTGTAAATAATACGAACTACACAATAATTTTTGGATCAGATATAAATTCGCAATATAATATACATACAATATCAACAACAGAAAATAATCAATTTATAGATTAATATGAAAGACAATAGAATATCAAGTTTACCAGAAGTTAGAGCATTATATGCAAACATACCTTCTTTTAGTCTTTCGCCTACCACTCCAATACAATTCGATGATGACGCATTATTTTTGGTTACAAAATCAGGCATAGGCAATGAAAAAATTACATATAAAAATTTAAAATCATCTATTGTTGGCAATACTGTTTCACTGACTGGAGCGCAAATTATAAGTGGAGAAAAAACTTTTGCAGATCCATGCACATTTGAAGACACAATCTTCATGCATGAAGTAATAGATGTCACAAAAACAGGCGATATTAGCGGAAATATTTTCGTAGCAAACACTGGTTTATTCGAAAACATTGGAGTTGGCTCGGGATTTGTTGATAAAACAGTGTCTCCAGAATATAATTTGCATGTTATTGGAGATTCTTTTTTTCAAGGAGATATTGTATCTACAGGAAACATCTCTTTTCTTGGGGATGTTGCGATTCAAGGAGCATCAATAGAAGGTGGAGACCTTTCTATCACAGGAAATTCATTTTTTAAAGCTGGAACAGTAACTATTGGAGACGCTTATCTCTCTGGAAATATGCAACAAACAGGAGATTCTTATATCGATGGAAATGTTAGCATTACAGAAGATCTTTTTGTTGGAGAGAAAATAGTGCACGAAGGAGATGAAGATACTTTTATTCACTTTACAGATGATAGAATCGCACTGCAAGCAGGTAATGAATCTAAAATCATACTTGAAGAAGCGATAGAAGATTTCATATCTTTCGAAACGCAAGGAGTTGAAAGAATGAGGTTAAATAATGACGGATTTTTGAGTATAAATTCTCAAGAAGCGCTTGGCGAATTATCTGTTACTGGATCTGCTTATCTAGAAGATTTATATATTACTGGTCAAAATGGACAATGGGTAAGAGTTGCTCCAGTACCGAAAGATGAATCTGTTAGTTTTTCTACGAGCTTAGCACAAGGTCAATCTCAACACAAAATAGATTTCCCAAAAACATTTGGAGAAATTCCAGCAATTTCTACTTCAATAATCAACTCTGCAGGAGGGGCAATTATACCTCATATCGTATCTGGAGTATCCGAAGATTCATATTACATAAATTTTGGCTCAGCATTAAATAGCAATGATTATAGCGTTCATACTTTTGCGCGACCAACAGGCTTCTCCTCGGATACAAAAACTAAAATACTTTCTTTTAGAAAGTTCTTGCTTCCACTAGGCGATAGAGTATTTAATATATCATTTGATCCGCCTTTCACATCTACTCCTTCTGTATCAGTAACTATTCAAACTGATTCAGAAATTATACCGTATATGCTATCAGGAGTCACAAAAGATTCATACAATATAGTATTTGGCTCAGATATTTCAGAAAATTATACTGTTCATACCCACGCCACAAGATAATTCTTGACAAGCTTTGCTTTTCATGCTAGAATATTTAGTATGAAGAATCTACTATATAAAACTAAATGTTATCTCGTTGGGCATATGCAATATGTCAGCGGAAGAAATTGGCGTGAAGAAGTTGCAGAAAAACTCGCGCCATTAAGCATTACTTGTTTTGATCCCTACAAAAAACCTTTTATAAAGGATGTAGAAGAAGATGAAGCTAATCGCCAAGAAATGGAAACTTGGATGAGAACAAAGCAATACGACAGAGTCACAGATAGAATGAAAACAGTGAGAGCCTATGATTTAAATCTAGTAGACAGAAGCGATTTTATTATTGCTCATCTTGTGCCCGAAGTGGCGAGTTGGGGAAGCGCTGAAGAAATAGTCACAGCGGTTAGAGAAAAAAAACCCGTATTTGTGAGTATGGAGGGTGGAAAAGCTAAGACTCCACTATGGATGCTTGGCATGTTTCCGCATAAATATATTTATAACAGTGTTGAAGAAATTATAGAAATGCTTTTTGCAATCGACGACGGAAATAAACCTATCGACTCAGACAGATGGAGATTATTAAGGAAGGAGTTTAGATGATAGAAGCTCTAGCATCATCATATTTTGAATTTTTCACTGGAGACTTTTTAGTTTTTGGTTTCGTTGGATACATCGTTTGGCATTTTAGAAAGAAAGAAGACGAAGATTTTTATGAGTAAACAACTAAAATACTCTGATGTTGTATTAATACCTAATTATAGTGAGTGCAATAGTCGCGCAGAGTGCGATACAAGTGTTGATGTTTTAGGCAAAAAATACAAGTTACCAATCATTCCTGCAAACATGAAATCCGTTATCGACATGAATTTATCTAAATGGATGAGTGATAATGATTATTTTTATATCATGCATAGGTTTGATAACGATTTAGCAGAAGAAGTCGCTATTGCAAATTCAGAAAACTGGAAAACAATTTCATTTAGTATAGGCATTCAAGACTCAGATAAAGATAAGATTTTAAAAATTAAAAAACGCGGACACAGAATAGATTATCTCACAATAGATATTGCTCACGGTCATTCAAAAAACATGATTGATATGATTAAATTTATTAAAGATACATTACCTGATACAAAAATTATTGCAGGTAATGTAGCGACAAAGCAAGCAGTCATAGATTTAGCTGGGGCGGGAGCAGATATTGTAAAGGTTGGAATCGGCCAAGGCTCTCCTTGCACAACAAAAGACAAAACTGGGTTCACGCTACCAATGTTTAGTTGTTCAGAAGCTTGTAGCAATATTTATATCGGAGAGAATGAAGACGATTTACAAAAAGTTCCAATTATTGCGGATGGAGGAATTGGATGTAATGGAGATATCGCGAAAGCGATTGTAGCGGGAGCAAACATGGTAATGGCAGGAGGTTTATTTGCGAGTTGCTCAGATAGTCCTGCAACACTTGTGCAAATTAACGGGGAGTACCACAAAGCTTATTTTGGATCAGCGAGTTATGAAAGCAAAAAACATCGAAACCATATAGAAGGCAAATTAAATAAGTTAAAGAATAACGGAATGACGTATTCTCATAAATTAAAAGAGATCGAACAAGACCTGCAAAGCGCAATTTCATATGCTGGAGGTTTAGATTTAAAGGTGTTAAATAATGTTTCATATCTTAAAGTATGATTAAAGAAATAACCGACATAGATTCTTTTGATAAAGCTGTAGAAGAATGGAATAACGATACAAATCTTTCTTTTTGGCAAGAGCTAGGGGTCGAACAAAAACATAATTTTAATGCAGACTCTATAGAAACGAGATTCAGGCTTATGTTCTTGCAAAGTCTAACGAACCCAAAACAAGAAGAAAAAATTAAACTATGGTCTTACGAAGAAGATGGAAAAAGCATAGCTGGATGCGCTTTCTCGGAGAACTATAACTTTCTTATGGGAGAAAATGTTCTACAAGAAATGTTATGGCAATTCAATGGTAAATTCGCAAAGACTTACAAAGAAGTAAAAATATTAAATCTTTTATTAAAACATGCTGAAGAATATGCTCGATCTAAAAAATTAGATTCAATTATTATTGGCAGAGACCCAAGATTGCACAAACCATTTATGAATAACAAGATAGAAATCAAAAATTACTATACAAACCAAGACTATACAGCATTTAGTGTGTTTTATATTAAATCTTTGAAAAATAAATCTTGACATTATTGACTTTATATACTATAATCAATCACATGAACGGTAAAACATCTAAACAAATTAGAAAAATTTTAAACTTTGACCCGAACAGTTCGGAATCAACACAAAAGCGAGTTTATTCTCGCGCTAAAAAACAATATAATAAACTTAGTAAAGCAGCTAGACCTGTATTTTTACAAGAGCTACAAAACCTATACAATCAATCAAATTAATTATGAGTAATCAAACAAACGATAACCAAGAATCAAAGTGGCGCAGTAGAGAGCTTGGAGCTCTTTGGGTGCGAAGCGGTAAAAATCAAAAGTACCTATCAGGTACAGTAAACATCGAAACGATGCCAGGCGTAACAGAAGCTCTAAAAGTTGTTGTTTTCACCAACAAGGGTCGAGACAAAAATGAAAGAGCTCCTGATTATGTTATTTACCGATCAGAAGATCAACAGCAAGACGTTGGAGCGGTCGCTCAACAAGCAGCGCAAGAAGTTCAATCTTCTCAATCTACAGAGGTTACTGCGCAAGCAGAAGCTTCCGCCCAAGCAAAAGTATCAAAGGATGAAGACATTCCTGAGGAGCTTTTCTAATAAAAGTTAAAAATGGAGAAACAATTCTGGCATAGCAAAAAGTTCTGGGCAGCGTTAATTGCTGCGGGTGTACCTGCTCTAAATCACTTTTTAGACTTAGGAATGACTCAAGATATTGTCACACAAATTGTAGGGCCAATCGTGGCTTATATTTTAGGGCAAGGTCTTGCGGATCTAGGCAAGAATAAAAACAATTGATCTTTAACAGTTTATGGGCGTGTACTGGATTCGATTTAAATTGAATTTGTATACTGCAAGTAGGAGTGTGTCTGGCTCCTAAAAAAGGCACAAAAAATTACATGGCAAAAATCTTAGTCGTGTCGAAAGCTTCGCTCCAAAAAGCGAAGTTTTCGCTTTGGCAGCATAACGTCTGTCACCTCGCACCTCTTGACGCAGATAGAGAGATTGCGGGGTCATCAATCTGCAAAACAGAAAAAGTTTTCTTGAATCACAAACTGTAAATAATTGAAACAAGAAGTTGGATGTTAATATCATAACTATAAAAAAAATTAACTAAACTTGTAGATGTATATTATTGAAGATTTAAAGACGCGAGAATCGAAGCTCGCCGCGTCCACCATTTTTTAATAAAAATGAAAAACTTAAAAACTCTAAAGAAAAAAATATATAAACTCAATGTTCTTAGAAAAAGCTCTGAGCGCTCGCTAAAACTAGCGAAGGCTCATCTCGCAAAATATAAAAGAAAAAATAAAATTGAGCGCAACCAAAAAAATAATTTTTAGAAAATCCGCAAGAATACCTTTTTATGAAATTTTAGATAAGTTTCATGAAAATTTTGTAGATTGCTTTCTATTAACAGGCGTAACAAAAAATAACGCTGATCTAGAAGAAATACCATTTACAAAACATCCAGACTATTCATTAGATTTCTATAAAATTTTAGTAGGTGGACTTAAAAAGTTTAAGCCATCGCTTGTATGTAGATTGCAAGAAGAAAAATATTTAGAGCTTGAATGTTTATATTATAATTTTGGAGAATACGAAGGAGAAAATCAAGTGTACATGATACAAAATGTTATGAATTGGACTAATAAAAATGATTTTTGTTGCCAAGTATGCAATCTTTCATTGCGAGATATTGATCTAATAGAAACATTCTGGACTTCTTCGAAGCTTCATGGCTTTACAAAATACGAATGAGTTCAAGACAAGAAAGAAGAGAACCGTGGAAACTTTCTTATCAAAAACGGAAGAGTGTTTCTAAAAAATTCAAAGACACAGAAATTGAAATACAAAAAGCAAAACAATCTCAAGATTGGACAAAAGTTAAAAGATTAAAATATATATTAAGAAAAGTATGGTGGGGAATAAAAAGATATAAAAATAAATGAAATTATTAAAAATAATAAAAGATTTTTTCTTTAAAACAAAACAAAAGAAAGCAAACTTTTCAGTTTTATTTTTGACCGCGCTCAAAGATCAAATTCATTTTAAAAAAATTGACAACAAGAGCGTCCCCGAAGAACTCTCAGCGCAAGAATGGAATAAAATTTTAGACAAGATCTGGTATGCGTTTGCGGCATTAGATAGAGGTTCAATTTTAAAATCGCCTCGAAAACGAAAGCTTAGAGAAGCGAATATCAACGAGGGTATGGAACTATTTAAAAAATATTACAAACAATTAAAATAATTATGACCGACGAAGAACACGAAGAAATCGAAGACGATGACGATGAATATGAAATGACTTTTGATCCAGACGAAGCATTGATCTTGGCTGTTAATGAAGTGAATGAACTTAAAGATTTAGTTGAAGATCAAAAGAGTGAAATAGAAAAGCTCAAAGGGGACGTATCTTTTCTTCTTAAAAATTATAAAAAGCCTTGACATTATATATTTTCTATGGCATAATAGTGTCATATGAAAAAAGTATCATTAAACAAAGATGGAACTCCCCGCAAACGCCGTAATTCAGGCAAAAAAGGCGGTTCAACTATTGTTTCCTTGTCGATTGACGAGATCTTAGAGCTCGCATCACAAGAAGTATCTTGTATCCCCGTAAGTCAAGATTGGGTCAAAGGAAGGCTTTATGCAAACTACCTTGCAAACAAAAAAGTTTCCCATGATTTTTCTGAATTACAATCAGCAGAAGACAAGATTGAATATGCAATAACATCTTTTGATAATGAATAATTATTTTTCTCATTTAATAGGTCAAGATAACGTCAAGAAAAAGTTAAACTTTTATCTTAAAGCTTATCACGCAACAAGTGTTTGTCCGTTCCTCAACTTAGTAGGAGCAAAAGGTCTCGGCAAAACTTTGTTTGCAAAAGAATTCGCGAAGAATCTTAACAATAAAGACGGCAGCAAGCGACCATTTTTAGAATTAAATTGCTCTACGATCAAAAACAACGAGCAATTTTTTGAACAAATTTTTATTCCATTGATCATGAATAATGAGATTACTATTCTGTTTGATGAAGCGCATGCTTTGCCTAAAGATTTAACGATGGCTTTTCTGACTATTTTTAATACAGAAAAAACCAACACAAAAGAATTTGTTTATGACGATCAGACATTTACTTTTGATTTCACGAAGCAAACTTTTATTTTTGCTACGACAGAAAGTGATAAATTGTTTCCTCCATTAAAAGATAGGCTTAGTACAGTTGATTTTGAACAATACTCTTCTAATGATCTTTCAGATATTATTAAGCTTAACTGCGAAGGAATTAACTTTAGCGAAGACGCTCTAAATGCACTATCCCTAACTGTTCGCGGTAATGCTAGAAATGCAGTTATGCGTTCAAAAGAAATTGTTTTGTATTGCGAGTCAGAAAATCAAAATACGTTTACTATGGCAGATTATAATAAACTTACTGACTTGTTGGGCATTCTTCCTCACGGAATTACATGTACAGAAAAACAAATTCTACAGATTTTAGATGACAGAGGTAGCTGCAAACTACAAACTCTTTCTGCTGTGACAGGCTTAAGTCCTACTTCTCTCAGAAGAGATCACGAAGTGTATCTTTTGAGAAAGAATTTTATTCAAATAGATGGAGAAAGAAAAATTACAAATTTTGGTAAAACACTCATTCAATCAATATAATATAATATGACAGAACAAACAAAAAAAACAGTATATGTGGTCACACGAAATTCCAGAAGAATTGAAGAACGCAATTATGCCTCCAAAGAAGATGCTGAATCTCGAGCGCAGCAATTAGTTACAGTGCTGAAAACATGGAAAGACCCAGATCAGAATAAAGTTCGCGTAGTTAAAACAGATCGTCCTACAAAAATCAGATAATGGATTCTCTTCCTACCCAAGAACAGTTTCTTTCTTTTGAAGAAATGGCCAAGAAAAAAGGTTATTCGCCTGAATATGTTGGTAGAAAAAATGAATACAAAAGTGTTTCTCACATCTTCAAGGCAAAAGGAAAAGATGGAAAACCTATCTTCTTGAGATTTGATTTGAAGAAAGCTAAAAATCTAAAGCAAAATCAAGACTGGATTTGGATTGAGTTTAAAAACTCTGAAGGAGAAAATGGGTGGATTCACGGCGATTCTCATTTTGTAGCTTTCGAAAGACAAAAAGATTTTGTTATAGTTAATCGATCTGAGCTTCTATCATGGTTAAGTTCTGGAGAAAAAATTCGGTATGATTTACCTTTTGTGTCTCTAGCTAAAAAAGCTAAATACAGAATATATAAACGCGCAGGAAAAAAAGATGAAATTACTCAAATTCATTTTAAAGATTTGAAAAAATTAGAATCTTTTCAAGTGTGGAATAAAGAATATGCCGAACCAGATCAAATTTGATCTAACTTATCTTAAAATGGCTCGAACTTGGGCATCTCTATCTCAAGCCAATAGAAAAAAAGTTGGATGCTTGATAGTGAAAGATGGAATGATTATTTCGGATGGTTATAACGGAACACCAAAAGGTTTTGATAATTCTTGCGAAACAAGTATCATGCCAGAATCTATAGCTCCAAATGATTTAAATATGCATCCACCAAATGCGTTGATAACCAAACCCGAGGTTTTACATGCAGAAAGTAATGCTATCACAAAGCTCGCCAAATCAACTCAATCTAGCGTTGGTGCTACATTATATACCACAGCTTCGCCATGTATTGACTGCGCTAAATTGATTATACAATCTGATATACATAGAGTTGTTTATGATGAGCTATACAGGGATTCCAAAGGAATTGATTTGCTTAAACAGGCAAATGTTATAGTTGAAGCTTGTAATATTTAATTTACTATTATCGACATGATCGAAAGTATACTAATTATAATTATATTAGCTTTATGCTACAAACTTTATGGGCGCGAGGCAGAAGATGACAATTTTGAATTAGATGATTTGCGAAATGAAAATGAGTTTTTAAAATTAAAAATCAATGAACACACAGTAGAATCAAAAGGTAGAGAAGATAATTTAACGAAGATTATTAATGAACTACAAACATCTATTCCAAAAGATAGAGAAGATTTCGAGAAAAGAAACGGCCTTCAAGCACAACAGATAAAAGAGCTTGAGGAAAAGCTCGATAGTGAGACTGAGGCTCGCAAGAAAGTCCTTTCTCAAAAGAAGAGCGGGGAAGTTAGACTTGGGCATATAGCGGAGACCCTAGCCCCCTTCTTGGATCAATTTGAATTTGATCCAGAGAGATGTTCCTTTATGGGTAAACCAATTGATTATATATCATTCGGAGATGATGAGATAACTTTTATAGAAGTAAAAAGCGGTAACGCACAATTAAATCAAAGACAAAGACAAATTAAAAAATTAGTAGAACAAAAAGCAATATCATGGAAAGAAGTAAGGATAAAATAAAAGTAAAGTTTAAAAAATTAAACAAACGCGCAGAAATCCCTTTTTACTCAAAAGATGGAGATGCGGGAATGGATTTAATCGCTACAACACTAGTTCGTACAGGCAAGTTTTCTGAATACGGTACAGATTTGGCCGTAGAGATACCTAGAGGGTATGCAGGATTGCTTTTTCCTAGATCCAGCATATCAAACACAGATCATTTTTTAAGAAACTCTGTAGGCGTTATTGATTCAGGTTATAGAGGAGAAATTAAACTAAGAATGAGCATTCCGGCTTTAGGAGAAAAAGAATATCTCATGGGAGACAAAGTGGGTCAATTGGTTATCATTAAACTTCCTTGGGTGGAAGTCGAGGAAGCTGATGAACTTTCAGATACTGATCGTGGAGAAGGTGGATTTGGAAGTACAGGAAATTAAATTTTAAGTCTTGACATTAAGCCTAATTTATGAGATAATACTAGCATGTTCAATATTAAATCAAAGTTAAAAAACAAAGTTATGAAAAATCAAGATCAACGTTATTTCGTAGTATATAAGAATGCAGAAGACGAGGTTAAGACTTATGAAATTGGTCGCCCTCAATTAGCAGATTCTTTTGGAAACAAGGAAGAAGAAAGAAACAATATTGGATTCAAGGCTTTTTGCTTTGGTCGCCAAGAATTTCGCTCTTTTCGTCACGACAGAATTGTTTCTCTAACACGAGCATCGTGAATGGAGCGATCATCAATTATTCTCTAAACAAATTTTGTCCTTTATTGATCATAGGGTTCCTCTTGTTATATAATTACGGTTACGCAACATGGGAGCCCTATATCATTATGGGGCTTATTTTTTTTATAGAGAAATTTAATTTTAATGTGGGATATTCGGTTGCATTCTGTGAATTGAATAATATAAACATTAATCATGATTAATGAAACTCTCCGAAGAGCAAGAAAGATTCTTTTTAAAATTAATTGAAGAAATGCAAGAATTATCACTAGAGTTAATACATGCAGTGAATAAACCCAAAAAAAACAATCAATCTAAAATTCTTTCTGAGATACAGGACGTAGAAACATATATTGAAAAAGTAAAAAATACTGTAAATACCTCCCTGTAAGTGTATTATGAATAAAATTTTTATGTCTTCCAATCTATTCCACACGCCTCAACCAGATAATTTCCCAGAAGTTATTAATGCAGTTGTAGAGATACCAAAAGGTACAAATGTAAAGTATGAATACGACCACATCGAAGGTCATTTTGTATACGATCGAAGCTTACTTAGCCCAATGGTTTACCCTTCAAGCTATGGATTCATACCTCAAACAATAGGGCCTGATCACGATCCCCTAGATGTGCTTATTTATAATAATACTCCCATAGATAGAGGCACCGTGGTGGAATCAAAAGTTCTTGGAGTTTTAGACATGGAGGATCAGGGAGAAAAAGATTATAAAGTATTAGTTATTCCTACTTCTCACATTAGAGACCATTCATCAATTGAAGATATAGACCCATTATTCTTAAAATTATGCAAAAACTTTTTTGCGCATTACAAAGATTTATCCCAAAAAAGAGTAGTTGTTCATGATTGGCACAGCAAAGAAGAAGCGTATAAAATTATCAATCAATCAAAATTAACTTAAAAATTATAAT